TACCACTGCTTCGATTAATAATTATGCAAATCAAACATCGATAACTGCTGGCACAGATACAGCAGTTAGTACCAGTACTGGTAATATTATTATTTGGAATACTAGTACATTACAAACTATTACTAGCAGAGGATCATCAACTAATCAAGCTATCAATATTTCCAATACAACAATTGCAGCTAATACTTTTACTGGTGCATTAACAGTTGCAGGTGGTGTAGGTGTACGCGGTAGTTTATTTATTGGCGGTTCCTTGTATGTTCAAGGTTTTTTAGTTTCAAATACAAGTACCACTAGGGCGTTTTTAATATCAAATACTGCCAGCAGTACATCAACCAATACAGGTGCATTGATAGTTTATGGCGGAGTTGGCATTGCTAAAGATTTATATGTGGGTGGGCAAATTTTTGGTTCTAATGGTCAAGCTATTAGTGATAATAGTTCAGGTACCACCAGCACATTTTTAATAGCAAATACTGCTAGCAGTACATCAACTAGTACAGGTGCATTGGTAGTCAACGGTGGAGTTGGTATTGCTAAAGATTTATATGTGGGTGGGCAAATTTTTGGTTCTAATGGTCAAGCTATTAATGCTAACAGTTCAGGTACCACCAGCACATTTTTAATAGCAAATACTGCCAGCAGTACATCAACCAGTACAGGTGCGTTGCTAGTCAAAGGTGGCGTTGGCATTGCTGAAAATTTATATGTGGGTGGCCTTTTAAACGTAACTGGTGCTATTAGTTTAAATGGAACTATTATCGGACTTGGTTTTAACGGATCTACTGGTTATACTGGCAGCATGGGATTTACTGGCAGCATGGGATTTACTGGCAGCGTGGGATATACTGGCAGCATGGGATTTACTGGCAGCGTGGGATATATAGGTAGCACCGGTTATACTGGATCAGCCAGCACTGCCAGTGGATATATAGGTAGCACAGGTTACGTTGGAAGTGCAGGATATACTGGTAGTCAGGGTGAAAAGGGATTTACCGGTAGTGTTGGGGCAGATGGAGCATATGCGGGTAGAGGATATACTGGTAGTCTTGGATATATAGGTAGCGTAGGATTTACAGGCAGTGCAGGATATGTTGGTAGTAGAGGTGGATTTGATTCAGTACAGATTATTAGTACTCAAACAGGAGCAACGTATACTCTAGCATTGTCAGATGCTGGTGGCCTAGTTAATTTTGATACTACTAATGGTACTACAGTAACTATTCCAGACTATAATACTGTTAATTTCAGTGTTGGTCAACGTATAGATATAGGTCAGATAAGTACAGGTCCTGTAATTATAGCCGCAGCCGCGGGAGTAACTTTACATACTTCGGACTCTGCTATTTTAAACAGTCAATATAGTATTGGTACGTTGATTAAAGTAGCCAACAATGAATGGACATTTGCCGGTCCTGCTACCAGTGTTGCAGGAGCTGTTGGATTTACTGGTAGCAGAGGTGCCCAGGGGTATTGGGGTAGTGGTGGAACTAATGGAACCAACGGAACTAATGGATATTGGGGTAGTGAGGGATATGCTGGTAGTAAAGGTGGATTTGATTCAATACAAGCTATTAGTACGCAATCAGGAAGTTATACTCTAGCATTGTCAGATGCCGGCACACTTATTGAATTTACTAATAGTTCGCCTATTACGGTATATATTCCATCAGAGGGGGGAGTTAATTTTGCTGTGGGTCAACGTATTGATTTATGTAACGTAGGCACTGGACCTGTAATCATATCAGGATTTTTTGGAGTAACGTTACATACTACGGAAACTCCCACTTTAACTGTTCCGTTCACTATCGCTACGGTGATTAAAGTAGCTAGCAATGAATGGACATTTGCCGGTCCTGCAAACTCAGAAACAGGACCAATCGGGTATTCGGGTAGTCAGGGTATTACTGGCTATTGGGGCAGTAAGGGATATACCGGTAGTCTAGGATATATAGGTAGCACAGGTTTTACTGGTAGTCTAGGATATATAGGTAGCACAGGTTATACTGGTAGTCTAGGATATATAGGTAGCACAGGTTTTACTGGTAGTCTAGGATATATAGGTAGCACAGGTTTTACTGGTAGTCTAGGATATATAGGTAGCACAGGTTATACTGGTAGTACCGGTACACAAGGTATTACTGGTTATTGGGGCAGTGTTGGTTATTGGGGTAGCACAGGTTTTATTGGTAGTACCGGTACACAAGGTATTACTGGTTATTGGGGCAGTGTTGGTTATTGGGGTAGCACAGGTTATTGGGGTAGCACAGGTTATTGGGGTAGTGTTGGTTATATAGGTAGCACAGGGTATTGGGGTAGTGTTGGTTATACTGGATCAGCCAGCACTGCTAGTGGATACATAGGTAGCACAGGTTACACTGGTAGCATAGGATTTACTGGTAGTAGAGGTTATACTGGATCAGCAAGCACCGCTAGTGGATATATAGGTAGTAATGGTTATACTGGAAGTGAGGGTAATCCCGGATCATCCATATCTATCATAGGTTCTGTTTCAACGTCGACTGACTTGCCTGGTTATCAAACAGCTCCAATGTCATATACTGGTTCTAAAGGAGATGCATATATTACTGCTGTTGACGGATTTTTGTGGATATGGAGCGGCTCGACATGGACTTCTATAACTAAAATTCAAGGCCCACTGGGTTTTACCGGTAGTGTTGGAGCTTCTGGCGCATCTACAGCAATAGGGTATACTGGTAGTAGTGCATCTAATAGTACTGGAACTAGCTCAACATTTGTTATAACTAATGCTACTGGCTCAACATCAACTACCACAGGTGCATTAGTAGTTAGAGGTGGAGTGGGGATCGGCGGATCTTTATATGTCGGCGGAACAATTTATCAAAATGGTAGTGCTGTGGGTGGAGGTGGATCTACTGCATTAGTTGCTCAAGTTTATACTCCGGGTAGTTTATTCACTGGATACAGTAGTTTATATACTTCAAAATGGTTTCCAAACAGAACTATTTTAATTAACAGTATCACAGCCAGAGTTTTAAGTTCTGGTACCCAAGCTGTTTCGCTAAATATTAATGTTGATGATGTGACTGTGAGTACAATTAGTTTTACAGGTCTCGGACCGAGTTATGGTACTAATACTCCTATTTCAATCGCATCATCTTCATCAAATGTTACAGTTATCATAACTAATACAGGGGCATATGCAGCAGATTTGTATGTGTCTATTAATTATGTTAATTCTTAAATTGGAGAAAAAATGACAAGTCACGAATTTGAATTTATAAACAATATTGCTTACATAAATCTAACAGATACTAAGGTTAGGATGGCTACTCAACCATTTAATCCAGCAACTCAACAACCATGGACCAGTGAAGAAGAAGCTCGAACTTGGGCATTTCAAGATTATGGTTATCTACTAACGAATAAGGAAGAACAATAAATGGCAAAATTTTATCAGAGATACTTGCCCCCAACCGCGGACCAAGTGGTCCAATACGGGTATAGAGGAACTAACTATACAGTTAACGGTCAATTTTATTTTACAACAAACAACGTTGAACAAGTGGGAAATTATCAATATACCTGTGCCCCCAGTCGATGCGGCGCGGCCTTGGCTCCTATTACAGTTCCCAGTGTGTTTGAACCCAGCCTGGGAATGACACCGTTTGATCACGCTGGTAGTAGATTTTCCGGAGAATATAATGCTGCAAAATTTAATTCGTTTGGCACCTATAATTCTAGTGGAGTTTGGACCTTTAAGAATACAAGCTGCCTTGGACCGTTGACATTCTCTGTTCAAGATAGTACAGGTATTTCCTGTTTATGCGGATGTGTGTGTGGTTATACTGATCAGACCAATGATTATCTTTCTACCGTGGGCACCACCGGCACTTACACATATTGCAGTAATCTATACAATTGGCAAGTAATAGAACATCCAACTGGATGTTTTAATTGTTTTGTTCCCAACAGCATATTTAAACAATTCGTCAGCATCACGAGTGGCTGCGGTTGTACGTGTGTAAGTACCCGTTCCACTACCACTAATGTAACGGAACAAACAAGTGGTACTTTTACATCAACTATCTTTTCGGCTTGCCAGTATAGCGCCGGACAATGCTCCTGCCTCACCGCCTCCCCCATAACTCTGGCCACCGATATATATACAGCTGGAGGAAACGAACCACTCGGGGTTTACTCTGGAACTACATCAACTGGTGATCAGTTCTATTATGGTACCTGTGACCAGGGAAATTTAGCAACATTCTCTACTATATCAGCATCTTGTAATACCGTCTTGGCCTGCTGCAAGCAGAATTACATCAATGGAGTAACATTCCAATTGGGTGGTAAGCCTGCCGGCGCCACGGCTGATCAGGCAGTTGAATTTGGCAGTCGAATATTCCTAGCCAACATTAATCAGTATACCTATTATATGCATTTTAATTCGCTGTTTGGAGGAATTCAAGGATCTGATGGCAGCACAAATACAGGCAATCTCCAGCGGTTAAAATTAAAAGCGTATAGCGCCAGTGGTGGTACTACCACCATTCTCTCTATCAACAAGGGTCTAGGTGGGTTTATTACCCCATCGAATCCAGATCAAGATACAGAAGGTTCAAGTTATAGATTTTATCAATTATATTTTAATGGAAATGATTTTACTGCTGTCTCTCCATCAAGCACTGGTAGTATTACTCTTGCTAGAATCACACTAAACAACAGTGGAGGCACTTCTACCTATTCTACCTATGCATTGAAAAATTCGGATAACTCTGGCTTTATGTCAATAAGTGACCAACAGCAAATCTATTCAAATAGTGGATATCTCAATAATGGTCGTGGACAATTGGATAATATGAGTTTTCGTAGACAAACAGTGCATCGTGTTTGGATCAGTATTGATTCAAACGGTACTAAAAGATTACATATGGGTGTATACAACACTAACGGAACAGGATTAGTATTGGCAGCAACTGGTTTCAACAACGCAGCAAGTACAGGAAATATGTTTAGAATATACAGCTGGGAAATTTCTGATGCTGGTTCTTATGCCAAATATATGGGCAATGTATCGACCGCCCAGTTTGGTCCTAGATATTTTTGTCCATTAGATCCGGGAAATGTTGCTTCGTATCCAACTGGTGTAATGTGGAATACCCTGTATGTAGGTTGTACATTCTCTAATGATATTATTATGACATTGAATATAACCACAGGTATCTATCAATATCAAAATACCATGCCATATGCGGCTGCTAGATTATTTAAAGATAAAGATTCTAGATGGTGTGCCCAAGTCTTTGACAATAGTATTAGCAACAACGGTTATACTTCTAACTATATTGACGTTATAACATCAGATGTTGGACAAACTATTTCACTTACTACCACAGCAACCAGTTTTGTATACACTGGAACCACTGTGTCTAGTAGCATACTTGTTAACGTGTATAATTATCTAGGTGCCAGAGTGGCTAAACCAGTGACATTGTCAGTTATTGGTCAAACAGCCAATCCGGGTATAACGTTCGGTGATGGTACATATTTTGCAACTGTAACATCCTCGGCGTCAACAGATACCTCTGTTACAATCAACTTAATATCTGCTGCTTATGCAAAAATTGTAGCTACTGTTTCTGAAATTTAACATTTTTAAGAAAACAAATGTCTAGAGAGTTACAACTATCAAACTTTCAAATTGATTACGGTACGCGACCGGGCGGCAAGAATCAATGGGGACCTCTGGACCAAAGGAATACGCAGGGACAAGACGCTTCAAGTGCTTTTCCCACAATTGCATATCAACCTCAATTAAATGAGCTCAACGTTTTTGTACAAGGGACTACTGCCTCGACTCAAAATTCGTTATCTTTTACGCCATCGGGTACTCCCAGTGGTCTTACTCAATCTTTTTATTATGGTGCCGGTACACTTGTTACTACGACTACTAATAATTTGTTGTTATCAAACTTAACAAATAGTAGGCAAGTACAGGGTAATATCACATTTGGTGACCGTAGGGCAAAAAATTGGACAGAATTAAAAAGTTCAATTAATGGTACTGGTGGTGCCGTTGCCGCCATGGCTATTACAACTGGTACAGGTATAACATCATTTAATGGTACTACTCAATATTTAAGTGTAACTGAAGCCACATCCGGTACTACTCTAAGTTTTGGTTTAGGTGCATTTACCATTGACGGATGGCTATATAGAACTACAACTTCTACATCATCTACCTTTGCTGCAAAAGGTATCACGGGTACGGGGTGGACTATATACGTATCAACTGCCAGCGTGGTAGTTTATAATGATACTGCTGTAACAATTACTGGAAGTACTAGGGTATTAGATAATACATGGTATCATGTTGCGGTTTCTAGAGCGTCAACCAGCACCGGCGCCACAGCATTGTTCGTCAATGGTGTACGACAATCCACTGCTACTTCAACTGCTACTTTAAATCAAACTGATGTTTTACGTATAGGCGCGGGAAGAACAAATCAAACAACAGCTTATTGGTCGGGAAGCATTAGCCATTTTAGACTGGTCAAAGGTACAGCATTATATTCAACAACCACATCGTTCTCATTTACTAATACAGCAGTGACTCCAGTTAGTATGCCATTTACCAGTGTATCAACATCAAATACTGCATTATTGGCCTGTGTATCAACTACTGGTACTAACGTTGCAGCAGTATTCGATAGTACCGCCACTAATTATCTAACTATACCATACCAAGCTGGATATAATATAGGTGCAAGTGTACCATTTAGTTTCGAGTGTTGGGCTTATACAGTGTCTACATCGGCTTTTTATCTAGCTGGTAGGAATAATGCTGTTAATACTGGTACTGCAACTTGGTCATTTTGGCTAGTCAACGGAATAACTCCGCAGATGAACATTGCAGGCACAGGTTCTGCACTCAACGTTATGGGATTATCAACGCTTAGTGGTTCTGTTAACCGATGGAACCACTATGCTTTTGCCAGAAACAGTGCTAATGCATTCAGGATATTTGTTAATGGTGCTGTGGGAGTTACTCGAACCGACAATCAGGCATTAACTACGTCAAGTGGTGATATATTCATAGGTGCTCCTTCAACACTTGGCGCATATTCGACTGGTTATATATCAAATATGCGATTTGTAGTGGGCAATACAGTATATACTGGGGCATTTACAGTTCCGCCAATACCATTCACTACTACCACAACTAGTGCTACGAATATTAATGCAATAACCACTGAAACTGCTTTATTAATATTACAAGATAGTGAGTTCCGTGGCAATAATAGTGTTTCAACTTCTACATCTATTAATAATTTTAATAATGTTGGCACTATTCAATTTGTAAATACAGCAACAACCATAGTTTCTCAATATGCAGATCTTGCACCCTTATATGGAACCCTTATCACAGTAGCATCAACTATCACTGGAAATATAAGTCCACTGGTATCAACAGGAACTATATCTTTTGTTTATACCAACACCAGTGTTTTATTAGAAGTACCATTATACAATTATCCCAATACCTCCAGTTGGGCCGCAGGCGCTACAATTCCCTATCAAGCAATAGGTCAAACTGGTAATGCCAGTTCGCTTACAAATCGTGCAATCGATGTTATTGTAATTGAAGCAACATCAAAAATATTCTTCAAAGACAACAGATTTAAACCCATTAATAATCTAAACTCCTTGGCAGGTTACGGTTTTGCTGGAAATAATACTAATTATTATCTTGGGATACAAGATTTTGATTCTGGATTACTAATACCGGTACTGAATAATAGTAAATATCAACAAGTTGGAGTTAGAGCAATTCCTACCGGTTATATGAGCTATAATAACCCAGTAATTAGTGCATCGTTGACTATTAATCCCGACAGCAGTTTCTATGTGGGTGGTCCGGGAAGTGGGGCAGTTGGTGGCAGCTCGGCTATATTTATAACCAGTGCATATGTTAATCCAGCTGCACCATTAGGATCTTCTCAAATGATTACTAGATTAAGACAAGTTTGGACTGCTAACTAATTTTGGAAAATTATTTGATAATTCTTCTGAAAGTGGATTTAATTTAAAATCATTGTTAACGGGATTTACCCCATGATTATGTATATGGGTGTTATCTATCTGTGTATTGGCATTCACAGACGGTTTTACAGCAGATTTAACTGATTTTCCAAGTTTATTCTTAATAGATTTCACAATTTGTCTCTTATCTTCATCGGACATTTCCATACATGCATCATTATGTCTTTCAATGGCATCTTCTTGTGATATTCTAATTGGGCTATATATTCTTTGTTTTTCACCAATGTCAATTATTGTAAAATTAGAATAATCTGGATAACTCACATTAATAGGAAAAGTAGATCCGATAACAACTGTAGCAGGTTTTTCCAATGCTCTTGCCATATGTTGTCCCACACTATCGCAGCCCAGGAAGTAATCACTTAGTTCAATAATTGCAGCCCATATCCTAATGTTCGGTATTTTTGGAGTAGCTGCTTCAATTCCTGTAATATTACCAAATTCGCTCATAACAATTACACCGTATTCCTTTTTTAAGGAATTGACTATATCTATTAAATCATTCTGAGCAAAACTTCTTGAACTGGGATCAACAATCATTCCGTGATTAGCGATAACACTTCGACCAAATGGTTGTATAACTATAGTTTTTTCAAATCCCGATCTGGTCTTTACTTCTTGCATAAATCGGTATGCTTCTGCTATTTCAAGTTTATTAAGATGAATAGAGGGTGCAGGTAATTTACGTATTCCTTTATTATTAATGGCAATATCAAAAGCCTGTGAAAGACTGCACATTTGATTATAATATTCCCATACACGATATGGTTCTGGTGTAATTAAATCTCTATGTTTTAACTGCTCTGCAAATATTCCTTTATGCCAATGATCATATGCTCTTTGATCTAATAAGGGATGACCCCGATACATGTCACTGCCACCTTCACATACAATTATAAAATCTGTGTTAGTCTCGGCTAATTTTTCAAAAGCTGGTATAGATGCAATTACTCTTCCGGCACCGCCGTTGATAAAATATGCTTGTGGTCGTGTCATTAAAATTCCTCGGGTTGATTTTCTGCTGTTATTAATATCTTATATTCTGGTAAGTAGAGATATTCAATATCACTGTTTACCAATGTATGTATTGCATCATGCAATGTTTCAACCATGGGTGCTCCACCGAGGTTAAAACTGGTATTGAATAAAATGGGAACGCCTGTCAATTTATAAAATTCTGATATCAACTCATAAAATAATGGATTCTGCTGAGGTTTTACTGTTTGAATTCGACAGGTGCCGTCAATGTGTATGATGCTGGGAATTTTTTCTTCAACACCTGGCTGACAATTTACAGCATACATCATATTGGGACTTTCTTCAAGTCCCCGCATATCAAACCATTCATTTACATGTTCGTGTAGAATACTACCAGCAAATGGTCGAAAGTATTCTCTGCGTTTTACATTATTGACAAAATCTTTTCCGTCTTTAAAAGTTGGATCAAATATAATACTTCGATTACCCAATGCTCGTGGCCCAATTTCAGATGATCCTTGAAATAATGCAACAATGTTTTTATCTCTTAAAATTTGAGAAACTTGATCACTGTGAATGTTTTCTAATACTTCAACACCATTATATTGTGATACCAACTGATTGATCAGTTCAGGTGTATATGTAAAATCAATGCCTAAATATAAATTAGTATCACGTGGTAATGGCTTTTCAGTTTTTTCTAATTTATGATGCATATATAATGCAGCACCCACGCTGAGACCAGCGTCAGTACTCACTGGTTCAACATACAAATTAATACCTAATTCATTTAGTTTTTCGAGATAAAAATAATTAGCCACACAATTTAATCCATACCCACCGGATAATACTACATTTTTTATACCAGACATTTCCACAGCCCTAAGTATGAGATTTAGCACAACTTCTTGACTTTGTTTCTGAACAGCATATGCCATGTCTCTTCGATCTTGTAATACTGTTTTATCTTTCTCATTAGATAAAAATGTATCTGACATGATACTCATATCATTATCTATAAATGCAGTTTGCGGATAGTTAGGCGTAAACATGGATTTATTACCGCAATAAAATCCGTCAATGTCCTTGGTATATATTGGTGGTATAAGGCTGTTTGATTTTCCGTAAGGGGATAATCCCATAGTTTTTCCCGCTTCGATGCCTTGCCAACCACAGAATTCAGTGACTGCTTCGTATGCTTTGACAATACCTGCACTGGTAGTTACTTTAAGAATACCAGTGCCTGCTGTTTGGGGAGCATGATCATATTCGAGTGGATCTTTAAAATCATAACTTTTATTATTTTTAAATGGACCAGATCCGGCCATGTGTTTATATAGAGTTGTAAATGTATTTGGGTATGAACATTTAAATATGGTTTCTACTTCAAATACACGGCTATTAGTTGAATTTAGCAATGTAAATCCTGATCCCCCACCATCTAAAATCACTGCAACTGCTTGATCAAATCCGGACCTATAAAATGCACAAGAGGCATGCATTTTATGATGTTGGGTTCCAACGTCAATGACTTGTGAATCAGGATGTTCTGTATTTTTTGATTTGGTAATATCTCGATCAATTAGCCCTAATTTCCTAGCATAACCTGCATAAATATTTTCCTCGGTCCACTCCAACCGGTTATAAACATCCCCTGCTAGTGAATAAGTACCTGTAATTACCAAATAATCGAGTTTGTCGGTATATTTTTGTATTAATGACATTCCAAGTAGTGGAGATCCATCGTATTTAAATCCACTTAATCTTTCCTCTTCTATAGCAAATACTATTTTTCCATCTTTTAAAAGACACACTGCTCCATTATGTCCACGTGTGATACCAGCTATCCAAGCCATGTTAAATTCCTATTTTGTTCTCGATATTTATAGACATGATAGTGCCCTAAAAATATTTTATAAATAACTTTAACATCATATGATACAGAATACTATGGCCTATTTTGCCAAGTATAAATGTCATCTATGATAAATTATAATGTTATAAATAGCTATAACAATATCATTACAAGGATTTTAAAAATGAGTCATTTTGCAAAAGTAGAAGACGGTATAGTAACACAAGTAATTGTTATTGAACAAGACGTCCTTAACACAGGACATTGGGGCGATCCCAGCTTATGGGTCCAAACTAGCTATAATACTCAAGGTGGCCAGCATAGGTTGGGTGGTACTCCACTGAGAAAAAATTATGCGGGCATAGGATATACCTACGATGCAGGTAGAGATGCATTCATTCCTCCAAAGCCGTTTGATTCTTGGGTACTGAACGAAGAAACATGTCTTTGGGCAGCTCCAATTGCAATGCCGGTAGAGGACGGAAAGCGATATGTTTGGGACGAAACAACAGTAAATTGGATTGAAATAGTAGTACAACAATAAGTCACAACTACTCCCTTAAACTAATTTTTTCATGGTATACGATCTAGGAATAATCAAACGTCAACGGTATGTAGAACCTACCTTTATTGCCACAGGTGGAACAGTTACCACAGCTTCTGACTATGTATATCATACATTCACCACAACATCTTCAGTATTTGTCCCAGTATACAATGTAATTGCTGAATGTTTAATAGTGGGTGGCGGTGGTGGTGGTAGTGGGCTGTCCGGCGGCGGCGCTGGTGGATATATATCAAGTACCATTAGCTTTCAAAAAAATAATGCATTTACCATCACTGTGGGACAGGGTGGCATAGCAGACAGTGGAACCAACACGGGAGGCAATTCCTCAATTATAGGAAACGGTGTTAGTTCCACAGCGTATGGTGGCGGTAATGCTGGTTACTCCGGAGGTTCAGGCGGTGGCGGTAATGGTGTTCTGGTCCCCGGCTCCGGCCAAGCTGCGCTGGTTACAAATCCTAGTCAAGGTTTTGCCGGAGGCGACGGGGCTGGCGGCGGTGCTGGATCTGCAGGCAGCGGTGTCACAGGCGGTAATGGTGCAACTTGGCTTAATGGCATTTCATACGCAGGTGGTGGCTCTGGTTTAGATGGCACTGCTTCAAGCGGTGGTGGTGGTGCTGAATCAGCAGGTACCCCAAATACTGGTGGTGGTGGAAACGGCGGTACTAGTGGTTTCCCCGGCGGTTCTGGTATTGTTATTATACGATACACAAAATATATAGCAAGTACCCCACAGTCATTTGATCCCTATTTTGCATATAATAATTTATTATTAAGTAATCAATCATCAGTAAGTTACTCAACTGGTGAAATTAATATGTTGCTCATCGGCGGTGGTGGTGGTGGTGGGGGTGGCGGAACTTATTCTAGTGTTTCATATGCCGGTGGCGGCGGTGGGGCTGGTGGTCTTTATGTAAATTCGTTTAATCCTTTACTTAGTAATACATTAATTGTTACAATTGGTGCAGGTGGCGCTGGTGCAGCTAATGACTCTGCCCGCTTTGCAAGTACTGGTACATCATCCACAGTTAACGGAAAACAACCACTAGGCGGCGATACTGCACAAACAATTACTGCTACTGGCGGCGGTGCTGGACAAAGTTATAGCTATGCAGGAGCATATGTTAATAGCCCATTAGCAAGTGGTGGCAGTGGTGGTGGTAGCCCCGGAGGTACTGCTGGTATTACAACATTATCACTAAATAATGGTCCTAATTATTGGGGTCATGCAGGTTTCATGGGTGGCGGAGGTCTCTATGTTGCCCAAGGCGGTGGCGCTGGTGCAGCTACTAGTGGTCTTAGTTCTGGGTTTTCATTGATATCAGGTAGCAGTTATGACGCTACCTCAGTTGGCCCAATTACATCCATTGATGCATTACTTCCTATTACTGGATTTATTGCGTTACCAAATAAAGGATTTTTAAAATATATACTTGCAACTGCCAGTGGCAATATAACTATTAGTGTAGCATATGTAAAAAACACACTCGGAACTACAATTTCGCAGTCTATGTTTACTACTGGTGGCGTAACCCCAGCATACACTGCTGCTACTACTAGTATATTATTCTATAGTAATGACGACCATGATAGTTTATTCATGGATGCAGATGGTAAAGGTGTAATTGCTAGAAATAATACAGATACTTGGGGCGGCAACTGGGACAAATTTCAAGGGAGCGCCGCTACTATTACAAATTCAGCACTTGATAGTGTAACGTATTATCCTGGATCTACGTTTATAAACGCTGGCAGCGCCAGCGCAACAATAGTTACGTTCCCTGCAACAAGTAGTACTGTGTGGATTAACTTGTCTACACAAAAATATAAAGTAAATTCTTTTACTACTGGAACATTTTCAGCAAGTGAACAGGCTGCAATAGGAACTGCGTCGCCCCGCAACAGTTTATGGACAATGTCGGACGGTGTTAATCAATTTATGATTGGACGTTGGAATACCAACTCCGCAAGATTGTTTACAGTAAATTTATCCACAGGCGTATTAACTTCTGTTGCTTTTCCAATCAGTGTGTCATTTGGTCAAACATATGGAAATACTACAGAAGAAGATTCAGTGGGAACACAATTATTTTCAATTGATGGTTATTCTTCTTTCCATAGTAACGGGAACTTTTACTATGGTGGAACATCGGGTTGGAAAGAAAACACAGGTTACGGTCCAAGTTCAATTATTGGAAAAAGTAGTTTTACTGCTGGGTACTCAACGCAAAGCGACATGGATATATTTGGATCCATTGATTCATCAGGATATCTATGGTTTGCAGACTGGGGACATGATGATGGCGGATTATTTCAAGTAGGCAATGATGATCGATTAGGTACCCGTCCTACTAATATTAAAAAAGTTAATATTACAGGTAGTGGGAATACAGTCTATCTTTCTAACTCACCAGACGGTTCAGTTGTTGTTGCTGGAAAATATGTTAATATAGCTAGCTCTTCAACTTTTTCAAATACTTTTGCCACTGGTGGTGGCGATAGTAATGGTGGTATTAACGGTGCCGGCCCAATAGGCGGAAATGGTGGAGGTGGAAGTGGAAGTGCTGGATATTCCGGCGGTGGTGGTCTTGCATTCTTCTGGCATTTAGCATCATTGCCAATAGCAGCAGTTGGAAATAAAAGTGCATATAATATATCATATCAAAATGATTATATAATATATGCATTTCTTAATGGCAGCGGAACAATTACATTTGGTCCACAATGGGGTAATAGATATTTAAAAGATTCAAGTATATTATCATATCCTGTTCAAGGGTATGGGAATATGTTGGCACAAGGATCATTTAATCCATACTCAACAAATTGGAGTACATATTTTAATGGCACCACTGACTACCTAAGCATTCAACACAGCAGTGTATTCAATATTAGTTCAGATTTTACAGTAGAGGGTTGGTTTTATTCAACTCGTGCATCCACTTCTACGATTATTACAAAATCAATCACTAGTGAACTCAGTCCTTTTAACTTAAAAATAAGTGCTCAAAATACAGTAACTACTTCAATTGCTGAAGTTCGCCCGCCACAGAGTGTTGATTTTCTAGTCATTGGTGGTGGTGGTGGAGGAGGTGGTGGTGGTGGTCTTGGCGGCGCTGGAGGAGGTGCTGGTGGATATAGAACATCTGTCGAAACATCTGGAGGCGGAGCATCTGCCGAGAATACGCTTACGGTACAAACTCTTACCCTTTATACCGTAACGGTGGGAGATGGTGGAGGAACGCCGTTCTTTGGAACAGGACAATCTGGCAACTATTCTTCTATAACAGGCCCAAATGTAAGCGTGGTTGCAAACGGTGGTGGTGGTGGTGGTAGTAGTTATTATGATAATGTTGGTAATGGCCTTGCTGGAGGGTCTGGTGGTGGTGGCGGTGCTCAAGGCAACTCCGGTAGCGGTACTGGTGGTGCTGGCACAACTGGGCAAGGATTTGCCGGTGGCAGTCTTAGCGGCAGTTTTAGCTATTATAACAACGGAGGCGGTGGTGCTGGCGGGGTCGGAGGAGGAGGAGAAGGTGGCATAGGATTATATTCGACTATTACAGGGACATCTGTTGGCCGAGGAGGAGGTGGTGGCGGCGGCAACAGCAGTTACACCGGCTTCGGCCTTAGTTATGGCGGTGGCTATGGCGCAGCTTACAATTACAGGGCTGCCTCAAACGCCACCGCAAATACTGGAGGAGGTGGTGGCGGTGGTGGCGGTGAGTCAGGGACTGCGGGTAGTAGAGGCGGGTCGGGAGTAGTCATTCTTCGTTATTCTGATACCTATGCACCAGCAACAACAATTGGCCCAGTAACATACACTGTGACAGGCGGATTTAGAATATATATATTCACCGGTAGTGGAACTATTACGTTCGGAACAGATTATCTACCAATATCTAACACTCTGATTAATTTGAACACTTGGAATCACATATCTCTATCTAGGTCCGGATCAACCTATACCAGCATGTTAAATGGCGGTAATTTAGTAACCGCGTCCAGCACTGGAACAGTGTATAATAATACTCAATCTATATATATTGGCTATGACGGTACCAACTATTTCCAGGGTTACATGTCAAATTTTCGTTTTTTAAATGGATCAAGTATAATTGCATTACCTAGATCACCGTTTCCGTTAGTTAATAATACTAACTTGTTGGTTTCTGCAAGTGGATCACTTATTGACAAAAGCAATTATAATTTTACAGTTAGTCAAAATGGTACTCCTGCAATACGTAGATTCTCTCCCTTTATAAATCCCGGGCCATATAACACACTGTTGACCGGTGGTAGTGTTTACTTTGATGGTAGCACAGACTTTTTAACAGTGAATCCTAATGCTGTTAATTTTCAAAATAACAGTTTTAGTATAGAATTTTGGTCTTATCCAGAACCAATTAGCACCACTGTGTATTTTATCGATAGTCGATATAACATATCCGGTGCTATGACATTTGGTACAGCTACTACGTCTACCAACGATGGGATGTCTTTGGCATTGCAGACTTCGGGGCGATGTACAGTTAGTCTAGGAACTGCCACTACATTTACAAGTACCGATGCAGAAAATTTAAAAGTTAAATTTAGAGCATGGAATCATATAGCATTAGTTAGAAATAATACAACTGTAACTTTGTATATCAATGGCACATCTGCCGGTACTACTGTTACATCTATTACAATTACAACTGTTCTAAGCAGTTTGTATACTGCTGTATCTCCTAATTTTAAATTGATTACTAATAATTTTAGTATAGGTAGATCGACATATCTAAATCTTGGATATTACAAGGGGTATCTATCGAATCTACGTATATTACGAGGCGCTATTTCAGAACGGATAACAACTGCTGGAGGTGTTACAACATATACATTACCAGTTACACCATTAACACCTGACACTAGATCTCAATCATCAAGTTTTACAATTAATTATGTAGTAGTAGCAGGTGGCGGTGGTGGTGGGACTGGCCAATACACTCCCAGTGCGGCCTATGGCACAGAATATGGCGCAGGCGGCGGCGCAGGCGGCCTAACAGTTGGTAGCTTTACTGCCACTGATATCATGGGTGTAATAACTATCACTGTGGGTGCAGGCGGTGGTTCCCGGACCAATGGCCAAGATAGTCAACTGGTTGGACTTAATATTCCTCCAAATATTCTAGCTAAAGGTGGTGGTGGTGGTGGGTCGGATGCAGCCGGTACCGTAGGTCTCGCTGGTGGTTCTGGTAGTGGTGGTAATGCCTATAGTTATCAAACGGCGGCAACCCAGGCTGGTACATCTACACAAAATACACTGGGACTAAATGGTTCTGGAATTGGATATGGAAATAGTGGAGGGAATAGTGGCGGTTACAGCTACAGCGTTGCCGGCCAGGGCCGCAGCAGCTATTTCGGTGGCGGTGGTGGTGGCGCTGGTTCTGCAGGTGGTGCATCTAGTGCAGGAGCTTACGGTGTTGGTGGTTCCGGACTGTATGTTAGTGTTGCTAGTAGTTCAACATATTCGGCAACATTTTCTGCAGGTGGCACACCATCCAACTCCTTAAGTCCACCTGCAGCCGGCACAAACACTGGCAACGGGGGAGCCGGCAGCGGCGGCGATTACTACGGCGGCGGCGGCACCGGCGGCACCGGAGGATCAGGTAAAGTAATTATATGGCATACAGATACGCTTACTACTGCACCGTTGACCACAGGTACAACTGGAGTTTATACCACAAACAGCTATAAAGTTTATGTGTTTAATTCCAGCGGAGCTATTGAATTTAAATTTGCTAACACTAGTTTATTAATTAATGCCACTGAAAGTAAAATATTTGATGCCACTACACAAAATAATATATATTCCATAGGTGATATATCAGTTTCAAATTCAATTGTTAAATATAATGCCACTAGTATATACTTTGATGGTGACGGTGATGGATTGGGTATAGGTTCGACTTCAACAACCACTGCAACAAATTTAACAGCACTGGGCTCTGGGGATTTTACAATAGAAATGTGGATGTACCCACTTAGTTTGTACAGTACCTCAACTACCGCACCGGCATTATTAGATTCTAGGACTACTAGTACCAGTGTTCCGGGATCTGCATATTTAGGATATACAGGAGTGAACGATGCTGTGGGCAGTCAAATTGGTTGGAAAGATAATACCACATTTGTTACCACAGGAACTGTGATTGTTAATATATGGAATCATGTAGCAGTTGTTAGATCTGGATCTATATTAACTATGTATATAAATTCTGCAATTACTAGTTCTACAACAAATACAACAAATTACACAATACCATTTAAGTACATTGGAATATCCTATAATTCATTATCATTTAAGGGATATATTGATGATTTAAGAATTACACAAATTGCTCGATATACAGACCCTTTACTTCCGCCACCACTGACTTATCCACGGTTAAGATAAACCATACTCAATATTATTGACACACAGTACCTGTAGTGTATAATTAATAGTATGAAAATTGCTATAATAGACATTATTGGTATACCATTCGATGGTACTACTGTGGATAAACAAGGATTAGGTGGCAGCGAAAGTGCTGTTACTTTAATGGCTCGAGAATTAGCCGAATTAGATTTTAATGTTACCGTGTTCAATAACTGTAATATTGATCACGCAAAAGCAGGCATATATGATGACGTAACATATCGTCCATTAACTGATCTTGCACAAGATCATATTTTTGATATAATTATTAGTTCTAGGACTGTAATACCATTTACAGATCCAAATGACTATCAGAAATTAGGTGATGCAAGAGCTTGGCCATTTAAGGATATGAATCTATATGATCGTATTCTAAGCAAAGCCAAGATGCGTGTGTTATGGATGCATGATACATTTTGCCTCGGAGACTTATTGATTGAAGATTTGGCCAATGCAAATCGTATCACTGACATTTTTACACTCAGTGACTTTCATTCAACCTATGTGGCCAATTGCGACCATGGTAAGAAAAGAAACTTTGAAGTATTAAAACGCAAGTTATTCATTACTAGAAACGGTGCTAGGAATTATAATCTCGAAGTTGATATACAAGCTAAAGACCCAAATTTATTTGTATATAATGCTTCTGTTAGCAAGGGCATGGTCCCCTTGGTGGAACAAATTTGGCCAAGGATTAAACATCAATTGCCACAGGCAAAATTAAAAATCATTGGAGGCTATTATAGATTTAGCTCCGGTGATGCACCTGATGAACAAGAAACAAAATGGCGACAGCTAGCAGATGATGTCAATAATCAGGCCAAGGGTATAGAATTTACTGGCATTATACCACAGTACGAAATTGCAAAGATATTATCTGAATCTAATTTCATGATATATCCTGCAGCATTTCCTGAAACTTACGGAATTAGTACATTAGAAAGTTTAATCTACAATACTCCTGTGATCACTTGCAGATTTGGCGCTTTGGAAGAAATTGCATTAGACGGTGCCTGTTATCTCATTGACTATGCCATAGTACCCAACGGTTTATTTCCCACTATTAATTCATCGGCACAAGTTGAACATTTTGTCAATGCAACACTAGCAGCATATCATAACAAATATCTACATCAACAAAAACAATACTATTGCAACATCATCAAAGATATAGCAGGATGGGACAGTGTGGCATTGCAGTGGAAACAGCATTTCTTTAAAAAGACAGGCAATTATCTCCCTGCTGATGAATATAGAGAAGCTAGTAAAATTAATCACAAAGTCAATAAAATATGGAAACGTAGATTCCATAATGAGATTGAACTTGAAACTTATAAATCCAATGTTGAACAAGAATTTGTAATTCTTAGCCCATTTTATAATTGTGCTCATTACATTGAAAAATGTATCCTCAGTGTGGCCACACAGGATTACAATAATTACCGTCATATACTGATTGACGATTGCTCAACTGATAATTCCATTGAAGTTGTAGAATATGTAATCAGCAAGTTACCCATTGAGATACAAGATAAATTTATATTAATTAAAAATACAACTAATCAAGGTGCTGTTAAAAATCAAATTGACACCATACGTACATTAAATGATGGTGCGATTGTAATGTTGCTCGATGGTGATGATAGTTTAATTAACGACAATACTGTATTATCCTATTACAATACTGTATACGATGCTGACACTGAATTTACTTATGGTAGTTGCTGGAGTATGGTTGATAACATTCCGTTGATTAGTCAACCATATCCTGAAAAGATTAAGCAGTCCGGAAATTATCGTAACCATCACTTTAACTGGATTTTACCTTATACGCATTTTCGTACCTTTAGGAAACATCTAATTAATAGTATTGATAACAATATGTTTCAAGACAGTCAAGGGGAATGGTACAAAGCAGGAGGCGACGGTAGTGTGTTCTATGCATTGATCGAAGCAGCTAATCCCAATAAAATTAAATGTTTGCAGGACATTGTTTATAATTACAACGATATAAATCCATTGAACGATTATAAAGTTAACAGTGATGAACAAACACGCACAGCCCGAGATATTATTAACAAAACTAAAACTACCAAGTATTCTGTAATTGTTCCCACAATGTGGAGAGTAGCAGATCAATTTATAGAATTTGTGGGTAAGCTATGTGAACATAAATCTGTAAATGAAATTATCATCATTAACAATGATAATACCAAAACACCTAGTATAGGATTAGATCATCCTAAGATTAGAATGTTAGACTTTGGCACAAACATATTTGTTAATCCAGCATGGAACATTGGTGTTGAAACCAGTAGAAATGACAAACTATGTATTGTCAACGATGATGTGGTGTTTGATACTGATGTATTTGAAAAACTACAAAACATGTTAAATGAAGATAATGGTGTGTTTGGGTTATGTCCAGGCGAGCCCGACTTTAACCAGCCACCTATTACTACAAAAATCATCGATATTGTTCCATGGACAGGTGAACATACTTATGGTTTTGGCTGTTTAATGTTCATCGATAAAAAGAGCTGGATCCCAATACCCCATGGTTTGGATATTTATTATGGTGATAATTTTATATTTGATCTACAGCTAAGGAGAGGCAAGACAAACTATATTATTACAAACATGGAGTTCTATAGTCAATTTGCAGCAACTACTTCGGATATTTCTATCACCGGTGGGGTGTTAGAAAGAGAAACTCATGTCTACGAACAGGTTAGAGTAGACATGCAAGAGATAATCAACGAATTGCCTGTTCCTATCATTGCGCCATTACCTGTACAAGTAAAGAAACGAATTTTAATCGGTATACCCACTGCTAGAAACATTGAAGCAGACACGTTTAAATCTATATATGATCTAGAAGTACCCGATGGATATATAGTTGACTTTCAATATTACTACGGTTACAACATTGATCAGGTACGTAACCTGATTGCTGATTGGGTAGTTAATGGGTATGATTATTTGTTATCCATTGACAGTGACATTGCATTTGACAGAGATATTCTTAAAAAATTATTGGCACATGATAAGGATGTGGTATCAGGTATGTACATACAACGTCGACCTGGCATACATGTTTTAGAATTATATGAGCATAATAATAGAGGTGGCGTATCAAACATTCCTTATGAAAAGATCAAAGGACGGGGTCTAGTTGAAATTGCAGGCTGCGGTTTTGGATGTGTATTAGTCAAGGCAGAAGTGTTTAGAACAGTTGGATATCCACAATTTAAATACCACTCTGCCATAAATCATGCACACACTATCTCTGAAGATAATGATTTCTGTACTAAGGCAAGAAACAATGGATTCCATATCTGGGTAGATACTACTATACAATGCAGACATATTGGTAGTTTCACTTATCAAATTGATAATAGTATACCTGCACTATTAGATCCAGCTTCTGCCACGTTTAATAGCGTAGCAGACAGATTGCGATTTATAGGAAACAGTGGAACATTGCCCACTTCACATACTGACTATCTTGTAAAAATTAGAGATCAATATAATTATAACCCTATTGTTGTGTATGATATAGGTGCATGTGTATTACATTGGACCAAAGCTGCAAAGAAAGTTTGGGTCAATGCTGAGGTTGTTGCATTTGATGCCATGGATTCTGCAGAAATTTTATATCAAGAAGCGGGTATGAAATATAACATAGGTTTGCTCAGTGACACTGATGGTAGAGAAATTGAATTTTATCAAAATGATTTTGATCCAGGTGGCAATAGTTATTATGTAGAAAATTCTGATATAAATCCAGCAGCTAAAATTTTATACACTGAATCTCACAAGCGTAAACTTAAATCAATCACATTAGATAGTGCAGTTCTTGCTGGACAATTACCACTACCTGATTTAATTAAGATGGATGTGCAGGGCTCTGAATTGGATATTCTCAAAGGTGCCACAGAAACTTTAAAAACTGTTAACCATGTAATTTTAGGATTACAGATGATAGAATATAATAAAGGTGCTCCTTTACATAATGAAGTAATAGCATACATGAGTAGACTGGGATTTGAGTGTACAGGCATGTTCTGCGATAAAGGACCAGATGGAGATTATCACTTTGTACGAAAATAAATTTTCAATAGTAGTACCCACTATGTGGAAATATGCACCATTTATTAATTTACTATATAAGTTAGTACAGCATGAATTAGTGGGAGAAATTATTATTATTAATAATGATATGAATTCCACACCCAATGCTGATGTATTACATCATCCAAAAATTAAATTACATAATTTTAAATTAAATATATTTGTAAATCCTGCTTGGAATTTTGGAGCAGGCGTGAGTGAATATTCAAATGTGTGTGTCATGAATGATGATATTGATTTTGATCTATCAATATTTGATTTTTTAAAGAATAAATTGGATACAGGAAAATTTGTAGTATTTTCACAATCTCATTCACAATTATCTAATGGATCTTCGGAACCTGTTGATATAGTTCACTACAACGGATCAACTAACATATTTGATATCGGCTGTTTAATGTTTATTAACAAGCAAGATTGGATCAATATTCCTGCAGGGTTAGATATCTATCATGGTGATAGTTGGTTATGGGACACCATGCTGGCCAAATTTAATCAAAATTACTATATTAAAAATCTTAAATTTTCAACACCTAATAATGTAACAGCAAACACAATACCAAATCGAGAATTTATATATCTCGAAAGAGAATGTAGATTATATGTTGCCATGTTAAACAACTTTAAAAATAAAATATGACAAATTACCCTGTATATGATAAAGAACATGCTCGAGCAGAATTTGCTCGACACGGCGAGGATTGGATATTATCGCATTTAAGAAATAAATTATTCACAATTTTTGATGCTGGAAGTAATATAGGAGAATGGTGTTTAATGGCTAGGTCGTGCCAACCATACGCAGATATACATACTTTTGAAATTGTACCAGATGTCTATAGAAAATTTCTAGCCAATGTACCCAGTGATCCTAAAATAATTCCCAACGGATTTGGATTATCGGATATGCATGGAATGATGGAGATCCAGTACAGTACAAAGTTTGATGCTGTTAGTTCACTGTATAGCGGATTGAATATTGGGCCAGTTGAGGTTAGGAATTGTTTTGTGGCAACAGGTGATGAATATGTGGAAAGTAGAAAAATAGATTTTATTGATTTTCTAAAAATTGATGTTGAAGGTGCAGAGGGTATGGTAATTGAAGGATTTACCAAGACATTAGAAAATAATAAAATAGGTATTATACAATTTGAGTATGGTTTTGCCAATGTATTAAGTAGATGGTTGTTGCTTGATGCATACAATAAATTATCACCATTGGGCTTTCATTTGGGATTACTTAATAAAAACGGCCTTGAGTTTAAGAATTACAAGTTAACTGATGAAAATTTTGGTGGTCCAAACTATGTCGCTGTACATAATTCTAAAATGCATTTATTTAGATAATACATTCGTAAAAATAGGACCCGGAGGTCCTATTGAGCTACGCTCTAACTTTTATTATATTATTTCTTTGTACCAGAGTTAACAAATGAGTACATTTTTTCTGCTGTTTCTAGAACCTTGTCAAGTCCTGGAAACTGTGGCATTTGAACTGTACTGACAATTTGTCCTGTCTTCTCGTCACGATTGGCAGTCATTTCCCAGCCTTGGAATTTGGCATGGAAATCCTCTTGCACTAGGCTTTTGGCCATGCCCAAGATGTCGGTACGGATTTCGTATCCGTTCTTGTTAAATTTAACTTCTGGTAGCTTAGGGGTTTCAAAATTTGACATATTATTCTCCTTGTGTGTTAATGTCTGTGTTGGCTGATTTTTTAACAGTCTTGGCCTTGACTGTTTCTTCCTGTTGAGGGAAAAATACTTTGCTCATTGCGTCTGCAGAATATGTAGACAGGTCAATGTAATTCTTAGCCATCATTTTAGCAAACGCTGTTTGAGCGTCAATAAATGCATTGCAGGCCTTGTTGAGTGTGTCGTCTTTGTAAACTTGATTAGTAAACTGACGCTTGGATGATTGAAATAAATCAATATAGAATTCCGGTGTAAACATATTATTCTCCTTGTGTGTATATGTGTAATGTATTTATTATACACAGTGTCTCTGTGTAAAACAATTGTTACGATAAAAATAGAAGTTTGTTAGTTGCTCGCTTAGTAATATAGTCTAAGGCAGATATGTTGTTGTCTATAGTTTCGTTGATATATGTGTTAATGCCTGCAGGTGGCAATTGAATGTTGGCAAGGCTTTCGCCTTGATCATTCTCCACAGTAATTCCGTGCTTTCTACACAAGTATCGAATAGCAGTGTTGGTACTTAAACATACCATGTAACCTTTGAGTATGTTATGTGTACGGCAATATTGTATACAACGTTTTATCAGCAAATTACCAAAGCCGCGGCCTTGGTGCTTTTTAAGCACACTAAATGCCAGTTCCATGTCACCGTCTAGAGAAATATGACCAATGGCAATAAATTCTAATCGACAATTCTCAATGGCAAATAATACATGTTTGCTTGGATCTGCCTCAAACCCATCACATAATTTATCTATTACATGATCATTGATTGGACTAGCAAACCTAAGTGTCCTAGATTCAGAATCCAAGCACTTAAGGTGTAGTCTATATTTGGGATATTCGTAAGGCAGTACTCGCCTAACTGTTGCATATGACATTTTAGATAACCAGTATTAACAATCCTGATAACAGGATCAAAGTACTGACAGCTACAAAGTCAATTTCCTTTCTCATTCTAATACCAAGTTTGGTAACCATGGGATTTGATTACTTTGTAACGATATTCTCCGAGATCTATCAAGAAATCCCAGATAGAGTTTAAGATTTTCTTGATCATATTGGCCACCCTGCTTCGTGACGGTTTGCCATTTTTTGATCAAACTCTCGTACTAATCGATCTACATCACCACCATCTTGTGGGTTTTTAGAAACAATGTACGATTCTAATGCAGCGCCATAGGTAGACGGCGCTTCGAAATTCTGAAACATCTTGTGGAAGTATTCAGCTAATTGGTTTAACATATTTTTTCTCCTGTGTGTTAATTGTACTGGTATTTATGCGGCGACGCAACAAAACTCAGTAGAAACCATTATATATTTCTTCCAAAAAAGTATAAATATTTTTACAATTAAATAATCCTTGAGTGTATTTGCAAGTCTTTATTTTACCATTTAATGATGTTACAATTACACTAAATATTCATACAACAAGGATACTATCTTGAAAAAAGTCACCCGCAGTTTACTAGAAGAACTAAATTCTATTACTTTGAAAAAAGATAATGAAGCATTGATAGAAGCTAGGGCAACTCATGTAATTGATAGTGCAATCAATCTATTGTCATTTATCAAAGAAAACTTCAGTCCAGACGAGGCCTATGAATTAGAACGTAGACTACTTAACAGTATTAAAGGTGGGGATTCAAGCAAATTTACTCGCAGCATACGTAAGTTGAGAGACAATAAAGAAACTGCTAAACACCTAAAAGTCATCGAAGGTGATGTAAAAACCGACGACTAATCGACCATAATGGATATTTTTTTCCAAATTAGATAAATAAAAACATAACGAGTTCCATAGGGGAGCTCAAAAAAGATCAAGGAGATTTAAAATGGCAACAATCAATCGAGTTCACGGTCAAGTTAGCGCAGGTGCTTTCTATGGCTATTCACCACTAGTAATTAAAATTGCTGATTCTGGTAACAGCTTCACAGCTGACACAGTTAATGCAACAACAGGCGTAATCACAGAAGGTGGTTATTCTAAGGCAGTTAAAGGCATTCAAGCAGTAGCCAGCATTGTTCTACTAGGCGCACGTACAGACGCAACCGCAATTTGCGCTATCGTTGACTTCCCAAGTTGCAACCAAGGCGACGGCGTTGCTGGATCTGGTGTTACAACTGGTTTCGGTGCATTGAAGGCCGCTATCGTGGCAGCAACTGGTGCTACTCTAGGTAACCTAACAGTTACTTCTGGTACATCAATGGCCAACACTGGTGCATTCACACTAGCTTAATATTTTATTAAGAGTAAGACAAGGGAGTTTTTTAACTCCCTTTTCTTTTGGCCATAAATATATTATATAGGTATATTATGCAAATCATAGAAATTAAAACTTTATTAGACATCACTAACATCACAATGCTTAGACCCGGTCAAGGTTCTCAACTAGAATATGACCAATATAGAAATTTTACCACATTAAGGCAATGTGCTGAACTTAGGTCGATCATTAGCTACGATCGTGGACCCAGTTCCGAAAACATTGACATTAAAGATCTAGGATTTGGTTCTAAATACAAAGGTAAACACACTGTATGGACATGGGTATTTTATCCTGATAGAGCAGGTGTGTACAGTGATGAAACTAGTGAAATAGGATTGTTAATCAATGATATTGATGGTGTACCTATCGTTAAAAAATTAACAGAAACCATAAATATAGATAAGGCGATATTTGAACTGAAAAGTTCTTCCGCTAAAAATACAATCATCAAGGCATCTTAAGGCACTATTTAACAGTAGTAGTAGTTCTAAAAAAAAAGGAGATAGCTCGGATGGCAAAAACATCATTAGCAACCGTTCCAGAACGTGTTAGCGTGTTAGAAACAAAAGTAGATAACATCGAAGAAAAAATTGATAACCTTAAAATAGATGTTAAGGACATGCATGATTGTCTTGATAAGACACGTGATGATATTATGGATCAACTTAAAGGTATGCATGGGGAAAATATTGAACAACATGATAACATGTTGGGTAAAATCAAAGATCTAGAGCAATTTAAAACAAAATGGGTTTATCTTAGTGCAGGTGCGTTAGCAGCGTTGGGATGGGTTACCGCGCATAGTGAAACATTGCTAACTCTATTAAAATAATATGCGGATACAAGAATTAGTTGAAGCTATACCTGTAGGATCAAGCACACAACCTGCTGCTAATCCCAATACACCTCCGCAACAACAGGCACCAGCTGTGCCAGGACAACCGCAACCTGCTGCTAATCCCAATACACCTCCGCAACAACAGGCACCAGCTGTGCCAGGACAACCGCAACCTGCAGCACCGACTCAACAGCAAAATTCTCAACAAGCTGTACCTCCTCCGGGTAAGGCACCTCAGCCCACTTTGGGCAATCAACAACCTAATGCAACTGCTACTCCTGCTACACCCAGTCCGGAGATAAAACAAGGTATGCAGGCTATGTCTGATCAATTTAATGCATTGAAATTAAAATATGATCAGCTACAAAAACAAATTCTTAATCCCGCCTCCCCGCCAGCACAACCTAGTACACCTGCCCGAGTATGAAAATAGCACAGTTACTATCTGGAATGGATATTATTCTCACAAATCAAGAACAGCAATTTGTAGAGAATCATAGATCACACATATCCATTGATGCTATGAGTGATCGCGATCAATGGCTTGCCCAAAACTTAGTGAGAAAAGGAATTTACTCAATAAGTAATAATAACCAAACATTGATAAAGAAAATAGATGAAAAAAAATCTCGATGATGTATATCAACAAGTCAAAGATCTTGCCGAAAAAGTAAAAACAAAATTACAAAAACAAGGCATTGCAATCCCATCTAAGGCTGAAGATGGAACTATCATCTTAGGGAATTATAAGATTAAAAAATCTAAAACTGGATTTTATAGCATTTTAAATTATTGTAATGATGTAGTAGTTGATTTTATTAATCTCCCACAATCTGCTGCATTGTTGGCCAATAAACTTGCCCTTGGAAAATACATAGATGATGAGATATTAAATGCTGACAGAAACTATGGTCATGCACTATTTGAAGAAGAATTACATAAAATGTTAGCGGAAAAAAACATTAAATCAAAGAATATTGACAGAGCTGAAATTATGTTTACCAAATATAATATTGCCAAATATAAGCGAGAACAACACAAGAAAACCATTGTTAATGATTTTGAGAAACTATTAAGATTCAGATAAATAAAGTTAACTATTCTTTTGGAACCAATATTATGAAAACAAGTGATTTTAGAAAAAAACTAACAAGTTCGCAGCTAAAAGAAAACATGAATAAAATGTTTGGTGTCAATGTCAATATATCAAAGTATTCTAGAGAACAATTAGAAGATATGCGAAATAAACTTCGCACAAAGGTATTCCAACAAGAGGGACGAGTAAGTATTAACGACTTGCTAACCAATGAAACATACCAAAAAGACAAGGCCATGCTGGACTTGTTAAACACAAGGATTAAAGAAATGCTAGGCGAACAAATGCAAAAACTACGTGACAAAATGGCACAACTAAGCGAAGGTAAAAAAGTAGACCAGAACAAAGATGGCAAAAATGATTTCAAGGATGTGCAAATTGCTCGCTTGAAGGCTAGTGGCGCTACGAAAGATACCAAAGTCAAAGAAGAATTTCCTACGGTGGCTGATGCTCAAGCTCGCGCCGAAAAGGAAAAGACTACTGGCAAGTTTGATAAAAAGCCAAATCCGCAAACTGGTGGAACAATCTACACTAAGAAGCATACAAAAGCAGATGCTGACCCAGAAAAGAAAATCAAAGAAGTTAAAATGTCTGATTTACCGAGTAAAACAGTTAAAGGCAAATCCTATGGCAATCAATCTGATTATAAAAAGCCACCAGAAGACGCCCGTCGTCCAGCAACTACAATGCCTGCTAAAAAAGACAAAAAGCCACTAGGTGAAGATGATGCACATCCTAAAGATTGTGATTGCAAAGAATGCATGGGTACAATGGAAGGTAAAGACGAAGGCAAACCAGGTAAGATGTTTAAAAAGATTGCTAAGGATGCAGGCAAGCGTTATGGTAGCAAAGAGGCTGGTGAACGTGTAGCAGGTAAAATCCGTGCTAACAAGGCCAAGGCTGGTACATTAGAAGAAAGCAACTTCAAACACAATGTACGTTTTGTTAATGAAAGTTTAGATTTCTTATTACAAGAAGATGAAGAAGGTAAAGCAAAAGCTATTACCAGTGCAGGCGATATGGTCAATAACTTCACCAGTTGGATGCAGCGTGTTGGCCAGTATCAAACCAAGACTTTGATCGAATTAGCAGATGCCATCAAAGCAGACTTTGGAGCGCAAGAAGCAGAAGCATTTAAGGCAGCAATTGTTCCAGCATTGAGCTCAACATTAGAAATGCTAACACAACAGCGTGAAGCAATTAGTAATGCAGTAGCAGTACTTGCAGGTGAAGCCACAGCTGACATGGGTATGGGTATGGAACCGGGCATGGATATGAGCGCACCTGACGAAATGAATCCAGAACCTGCAGGTGATGAATTTGGTGCAGCAGATGCAGCAGCAGGTGCAGGCACAACAGGTCGTGAAATTCGTGAAAATACATTTTCTCAAAAACTTCAAGAGTCGCATAATATAATAAGTGCATTGGCCAAGTAATATGAGATTGTATGAAATAGACGTCGGTGATGCTAGAGATGTTCTAGCAGTTATCAAAGGCGAAGCGGATAGGTTAGGGCAACCGTCAACGTTGCCTTTTACCGCTGTTATGCAAATAATTAAAAGAATGGATCTTGGAATCAGTGACATTGATGGATTGATTGCACTAAAAAATGCAGTTGATCCAGCTGGCGATATTATTAAAAAGATTGATGATAATGGTACAGTTACTCTCAAAACAAAAACACAAAGACCAGATCAAACTCCTCCAGCACCTGGGGCAAGCCCCACTGTAGATGCAATGGCATCTAGAAACGCTAAGAATTTAAAACCAGATATTTGACTTTAAGATTACGTGGTATTATAATTAATACTATGTATACTCCTCCTCCGTTCGTCGAACGTTTCCAATATAAAAATTGTGTCCAAATAAATGATCCAGTAACTCGTAAGCGAGTTTACAGGACGCCCGACGGTGAAAAGTTGCCCAGCGTGACCACTATCCTTGGTGCTACTAAAGATATGACACATTTAAATCAATGGCGTGATAGAATCGGGCATGCCAAAGCACAGCAGATTACTACAGAAGCAGCAGGCGTGGGGACTGCAATGCATGCCAATTTAGAACGATTCTTAATCGGTGAACAAAGACAACCAGGTAGTAATCCTGTACATGTGCAGGCTAACAAAATGGCAGACATTATTATTGAGAACGGACTCAGTAAAATGAGTGAAGTTTGGGCCATGGAACAAAGTCTTTACTTCCCTGGACTGTATAGTGGTACTACTGACTTAATTGGTATTCATCAAGATGAGCCAGCAGTGTGTGACCACAAGCAAACCAACAAGCCAAAAAAAGCCGCTTGGGTAGATGATTACTATTTGCAATTGATGGCATATATACTGGCACACAATGAAGTGTACAAAACTAACATTCGCAAGGGTGTTATATTCATGTGTAGCAGAGATTTACAATACCAACAATTTACATTAGAGCCAAAAGACTTCAACAAGTGGCAAGATGCTTGGCTTGGTAAAGTTGAAGAATATTACGCTTTACCCGCTTAATATCAATTTTTACTAAACGTATAAATATCCTATATAGGGGATATTATTATGGCTGTGGTTGAAATTGCAAAAATTCAAGTACGTAGAGGAAAAGAATCTACAACAGGAGTCCCGCTACTTGACGGCGGTGAATTTGCATGGGCCGCAGACACTGAACATTTATATATTGGACTTAACCGCAACGACGGCGGATCTAGAAACACAAATATACGAGTATTAACAGAAAATGATGTTAAATCTCTATTCACTATAGTAAGTACAGGATTATTAAATACTTTAACAAATTATGTTTGGGAAAGTGATAACGCAGCAACAATTACCACCTCTACTTCAATCAACAATGCATTGTTTCAAGTAATACAACGTACAGTTCAAAATAAGTTAGATGATATCGTTAATGTTGCTGATTTTGGTGTTTATCCATCAACTGACGCATCACCTGTAGATTGCAGTGCGGCTCTTCAAATGGTTATAGATCATTTATATTTAGATACTGATATTCTCACAACTTCTACACATTGGGATGTTGGAAATACTTTAAAATATAATAAAAAATTAAATTTTCAATCAGGTATATACAAAGTAGGACAAACAATTTTCCTTCCTAGAAAAGCAGTATTAATTGGTGAAGGCATTGATAAAACTATTATTGAAAATATCACTACAGGTTCGGGAATTTTTCAAACCGTGGATTATGATGGAAGAAGGATTAATCCATTAACTTGGGGCAAGTTTGATCCAACTGAATATAATGCAGTAACAAGCATATCAGGGTCAGGGCAACCCAATAATATTCAAATTGAAGGAATGACATTACGATATTCTAGTTCAACTGGATTTACGCCACATTTAAGTTTAATTAGTCTTGATTGCGTGTCCGGTGGATTAATACGCAATATTAAATTACAAGGAAGACAACTATCCTGGTCTGGTCTTGGTGGAAATTTGCCTACAGGAATAAATTTACGAGGATACAGTGCTGTTACTTCTGAAAATATTTTAATAGATAATTGTGAATTTAATGGTTTATATTATGGTATAAGATCAAATTATGATACTAATCATGTTGTGATTCAAAATAATAATTTTTTAGCTTCATCATATGGTATAGCATTAAACACCACTACACACTTACTAGCCACTGTTGGTCCTAATTATTATAGAGCAGTTAATAATAAATTTCAGGGTATAGAACATCAAGCAATTTTTATAGGAACCAATACCAGTGTGGAATCACATAATTTTATTAGTGAAAATAATTCGTACATCAATGTGGGTAACACTAACGGAGGAACTGAGAGGGTAGCAGTTGAGCCAGTTATAATTTTTTCCACTAATGGAAATGTTAGTATCAATGATTATTTTGAAAGAAAACGTTATCACGATACTAACTTTAATACCTCAACTGTTTATTATCCATTAATTCAAGGAAAAGCTGAATTAGATTTTAGAGCAATAACCACTGCATCATTAAGTACCAGCACATCAACTACAATTATGAGATTGCCCATAACCGGTGCCGCTCAAGCAATAACTGTAAAATATAATTGTATATCTACATCACCTATTGGTGCAAAAACAGGTAATCTAGATATAAATGTACGACCGGGACTAACACCAAATAATGTGACATTACAGGATAATTATAATTCAGCAGGAGCTGACGGTGGGATATACTTTGGCCTAATTGCTAATAGTACTACAAAATCGCTAGAAGTGTTAGTTGTTAATCCCAGTACAAGTACATCATTTATTATGGAATTTCAAACAAAAATAATGTTATAAGGAACCTATGTTTAATCAGCCCATAGACAATAGATTAACAGAGTGGTCAAATCATAGAAAACAATTAGACGAAGTTGCAGATCCATTACAAGAAACTTGTGATTTTTGGAGACATGCTCCTTTTGTTCCCCACAATCCAAAAGTAGATCCCTACTATCAACAAAGCTGGCCTAGTCCTTGGGAAATTATTGTGAATAACAAATACGATGATTTTACCAAGGCTTTGATGATAGGCTGGACGTTAAAATTGACAAAAAAATACAAAGATTCAAAAATAGAACTTAAAACATTAGTTGACCTTAACCAAACTAGAGAGTATAATGTAATATATATAGATGACACGTGGGTTATAAACTATAACGATAACGGTCCAATTACCTTAAAAAACATTCCCGATTCAGTTAGCATTGAAAACCTAATTGAAGTAAGTAGTCCTAGATAAATATCATCTATATCGATAAAAGAGGTAATTAATGATCACAGTGGTCAAACGTAATGGACAACGTGTTCCATTGGACATTGAAAAAATACAAAGACAAGTAGCACATGCATGCCGAGGAATTGATGGAGTTAGTCCATCAATGATCGAAATCAAAGCTCAAATTGAACTCCATGACGGAATGACCACAGAAACTATAGATGAACTATTGCTTAAAGCTATGGTTAATTTGATAGATGAAACAGAAAATCCAGAAATTAACAATGTCAATTACCAATACGTAGCAGGACGTCAGCGTGTTAGTATGCTACGCAAAGAAGTCTATGGTAAATACGACCCTCCTAAACTTTATAGCATTGTACAAACAAATACAGAGGCAGGCATGTACACTAGCAAATTGCTAGATTGGTACACAGAAGATGAATGGGATATCATTGATCTTTTCATCGACCATGATAAAGATGAAACATACACATTTGCTGCGATAGCACAGTTAACAGAAAAGTATCTTGTACAAAATCGTGCCACTGGACAGGTCTATGAAACTCCGCAGGTACGTTATGCTATTGCAGCCGCAACAGCTTTTCATAATGAACCCAAGGAAACAAGATTAAAACTTGTAAAAGAATATTATGAATGTGCTAGTAGTGGACACTTTACATTAGCTACTCCGGTACTAGCAGGATTAGGAACAACCACCAAACAATTTAGCTCGTGTGTATTGATAACGTCAGATGACACTTTAGACAGTATCTTTGCTAGCGGCGAAATGATGGCCAAATATGCCTCAAAACGAGCCGGAATTGGTCTCGAAATAGGCAGAATCAGACCCTTAGGTGCACCTATTCGCAATGGTGAGATCAAGCATACTGGAATGATACCTTTCTTGAAGAAATGGTTTGCAGATTTGAGATCATGCTCGCAGGGCGGAATTCGTAACGCCAGCTGTACAGTTACATTCCCCATTTGGCACGCACAGTTTGAAGATCTTATTGTATTAAAGAACAATCAAGGTACTGATGAAACTCGTGTGCGTCAAATGGATTACTCAGTGGTAGTTAATGCCATGTTCTGGAACCGTTATAAACGTGGTGAAATGATGACGTTGTTTGATCCTCATGAAGTTCCGGATCTATACGAAGCCTACTACAGAGACAGTAAAGAGTTCGAAAGGTTATACCTACAATATGAGCAGGACAAGAAAGTTAAAAAGAAAGTTGTATCGGCGGATGCGATATTCAAAGCTGGAATCCTTAAAGAACGTACTGATACTGGGCGCATATATCTTGTCAATATCGACAATGTCATCAACCAGGGCCCGTTTGACACAACGGTGGATCCAATATATCAATCGAATTTGTGTATGGAAATTTTACTTCCAACTTATCCATTTCAAAGAATTGACGACGAAGGTGAATTTAAGATCACTCTCGACACCGGGGAAGAATTAACTCTGCCCGGCGAACATAAAGTGTTGCTTAAAGATGGAAATCGTAAAAAGGTTCGAGAACTAGATGAAACAGATGATATCGGAGATTTGTTAATATAATTTAGTGGGTAATAGTATTTCAGACAAAATTGGTTCAATTAATTAATAATGAACTAGCGCCCGATAACTGGGTTAAGTATAATCCATATTATAGAAGTTCGGAACATAAAAAACACTTATCATCGCAGTCAGCAAAATGGATCTGGGTGACTAATGGGACAGCAAATTGCAGGATTGAGTTATCTATTATGGATAATTTTCTAGAAGAAAATAAAAATTATTATAGAGGAAGAACATTAAAAAATGAAAATAGTTAAAAAAGAATGTACACGAGCTGTACCAAAGATAGCCTTATGCACGTTGGGATCAATCAATTGGGGAGCGTTCCGTAATCCACAGGAAATGAGAAAAGCCTGTCGTGTGCTGGTGCGTAGTTTAAGCAACCTATTGCAGTATCAAGACTTCTTGAGCATTCAAAGTAAACTGGCTAACGAAGACTTTGAACCGTTGGGAGTTGGCATCACAAATCTGGCCTACTGGCATGCTCGCAAAAGTTTCAAGTATGGAACACCTGAAGCACTGGCCGAAGTCAAACGTTGGATGGAACACCAGGCATACTACCTAACCGAAACCAGTGTGGAATTGGCCCAAGAGCGCGGCCCCTGTCTGCGTAGCGAACACACTTACTACGGTCGGGGAGTATTTCCTTGGGAACGTAGAGCCAACGGTGTTAACGAATTAACTGACTTTACTTCTAGCATGGATTGGGAACCACTACGTGCTCGTATGATCAAGTATGGTATTCGTAATGCTACACTTATGGCAGTTGCTCCTGTTGAGTCTAGTAGTGTTGTATTAAATTCTACCAATGGTATTGAAATGCCCATGGAACTGATCAGTGTTAAAGAAAGCAAGGCAGGTAGTTTTGTACAAGTGGTTCCAGAATATCGCCGTTTAAAGAATCGTTATCAAATGATGTGGGATCAAAAGGATTGTGTTGAATACTTAAAGACATCCGCTGTACTTGCAGTGTATGTTGATCAAAGTTTGAGTACTAATACATTCTATAGTCCAAGGCATTTTAAAGATGGCAAGGTGCCGGGCACATTAATAGCAAAGAATTTAATGTTGGCCTACAAGTGGGGTTTAAAGACAATGTACTATAGTCTGATAGATAAAGTGGGCAGTAAGAATATTTTAAATACACAAAGTGATAGATTAGTAACAGCAGAACCTGTTACAATATATGAAGAAGAAGAGGATTGTTTAGCCTGCAAACTTTGAGTTGTAAATTATAAGTTTTCTGTAAGTTGTGATAAATAAACTTACAGGAGACTTGTATGGATTACCAAAAAATATATAATAATATAATAAGGAGAGGACAAAACAGAATATTAGAAGGATATAAGGAAAAGCATCATATTGTTCCACGATGTATGGAAGGAACAGATGAAGCAACTAACTTAGTATCACTTACACCAGAAGAACATTACTTGTGTCATCTGTTGTTAGTTAAAATACATCCTAACAATATACGCCTTGTCAAAGCCGCTATGTTTATGGTATCATCAAACAGCAATGTACAACGTAACAATAAAGCATATGGTTGGCTAAAACGACAATATTCCGAATATATGCGTGGTCCTAATAATCCTGGAAAAAATCAGCCAAGGGGATCTGCACATTGGAAATTTGGTATGCCTTTTGATGCATCGTGTTTTACAGAATCTGGATTGAAATCCATGTCTGAAGCAAAGCGCGGCGAAAAGAATCCAAATGCTGGAGTCAAGCCCTGGAATCATCCTAGGGCGACCGATGTTACTCGAGCATTATGGAAAAGAGCCGATGAGATTTACAATATATGGATTAACAATAATAAACCATCGTATTGTAAGTTATACGGATTGACTATGAATAAAAATTATAACTGGAAAGATGACGGCAAAGAGGCAGGGCCTTTTATGAATATGATAAAGTATTTTAGAAAAGGTTGGATTCCAATACAAGACAATGAATGGATGAAATTATGAACATATATTTAGACATGGATGACGTAGTAGCCGATTGGCATACTAGTGCAGAAGAATTTCTTAAAATGAAATGGGAAAGAGAAGGCGGCCGTATTCCCCAGGAGGATTGGGATAAAATCAAAATGAACTCTAGATTTTATCGCCATTTGCCTTTGAAAGATAATGCACATGACCTAGTGCAATATTGTCGTGATCTTGTTGAATCTGGCAAAGTAGAGAATTTATTTTTTCTATCAGCATTACCGCGCAACAACGACATGCAATGGGCCATACAAGATAAAGTTTTTTGGGCGCAAGAACATTTTCCCGGTATTCCTGTTTTCCTTGGTCCTTACAGTACCGACAAATGGAAGCATTGCAAATCAGGAGACATATTGATAGATGATAGAATCAGCAATTGTCAAGAATGGGAAAATGCGGGCGGACAGTCACACATATATAAAAAATGGAATGACTGTAAATTATGGTTAGAACAAATATTCAAAGTGACAGAACATTAGCAAAACACAAAAAAAGAATGGCGGGAATGGTCCTGTTTTCCATTCTGAAGACACAAAGAATAAAATAAGAGAAACACTAAAGAACAAACCAAGGCCTAATAAAATCTGTCCTCATTGTAATAAAGAGGGTGGCGCAATATCAATGGGTCGTTGGCATTTTGATAACTGTAAGGAAAAATAATGACAAATACATATGACCTATCTAAACCTACTAACTATTTAAAACGAAAAATGTTTTTAGATGGTGTAGTAACTGTGCAACGATTTGAAGAATATCGACAGCCTAAAATTGCAAAGTTTGAAGAACTACAAAGAGGATTTTTTTGGGTGCCGGAGGAAATTAGTCTCACTAAAGACAAAATGGACCACAAAGATGCAAGTGAGGCAGTTAAACATATTTTTACCAGTAACTTGTTAAGACAGACAGCATTAGACAGCATTCAGGGTCGAGCACCGGTTCAAATTTTTAGTCCCGTTGTTAGTTTACCTGAACTTGAGTCGTTAGTATCTATTTGGTCGATGTTCGAGACAAATATTCATAGCAAAAGCTACAGTCACATTATTCGTAACGTATATGGAGTACCTAAAGAAGAATTTAATAAGATTCACGACACTACAGAAATTGTAGAAATGGCTGCTAGTATTGGTCGCTACTACGAAGCCTTACACATTCTCAATTGTCGAAAAGCATGTGGTGAGGATATTGATCTACACGAACATAAGAAAGCCATTTGGCTTGCATTACATGCTAGCTATGCATTAGAAGCGTTCCGCTTTATGGTTTCATTTGCCACAAGTCTAGCCATGGTAGAGAATAAAATCTACATCGGTAATGGCAACATTATCAGCTTGATCCTACAAGACGAAATCCTACACGCAGATTGGACTGCCTGGATTATTAATAATGTAGTAAAAGATGATGCTGATTTTGCTAATCTAGTTGAAGAATGTCGAGATGAAGTTTATGCTATGTATATGGAAGTTATAAAAGAAGAAAAGGCCTGGGCAACCTATTTGTTTAAACTAGGACCAGTTATTGGTCTTAATGCCGCTATCCTAAGCGATTTTGTTGATTATACCGCATTTAATCGTCTCAAGGATATTGGCATTAAGTATCTAGGTGAACATCCTAAATCTAGTCCTATCCCATGGTTTAATAAGCATGTCAACATCGGCAAGAAGCAGTCGGCACTTCAGGAAACTGAAAGTACGAATTATGTTATTGGGGTAATGTCGGACTCTGTAACATACGAAGAATTACCGGACTTGTAAAATTATGTCTTATTCAGCTGCCGTAATTGACCACTATGAAAACCCTCGTAATGTGGGTAAGTTTGAAATCGACGATACAGTTGGTACAGGTATGGTCGGGGCCCCTGCTTGCGGGGATGTGATGAAATTACAGATAAAGGTAGATGAAAATGGTATTATTAGAGATGCTCGTTTCAAGACATATGGATGTGGTTCAGCAATTGCCAGTAGCTCGTTGGTTACAGAGTGGGTTAAAGGTATGCATATTGATGATGCTATTAAACTCAAAAACAATCAAATTGCAGAAGAACTAGCCCTGCCCCCAGTTAAGATACATTGTAGTATTTTGGCAGAATCAGCAATTTCTGCAGCCGTTGAAGACTATAAAAAGAAACATAATATAATTTAAAAGGAAAATAAAAATGAAAGTTGTTGTATGGAGTAAGTATCACTGCCCATATTGTGATCAGGCCAAAGCATTGTTAGGTCAACGTGATATCGCATTTGAAGAACGTAAAATTGGTGATGGATATAGTAGAGAAGAATTGCTAGAAGCAATCCCAACTGCCCGGTCAGTTCCACAAATTATTATCGACGATGTGGTAATTGGCGGCTTTACTGAATTAAAGGCACATTTAAATGGTTAATGGGTTTGATAAAATCAAAGAAGCTCTAGCAAACATTAAACCAAACGAGTTTAAATGGGCAGACGAGACAGAGATTGCAACTCAAGAAATTGAGGAAGCAGCATCTAATACTATTACCCTCGATACATCATTATGGAATACATCAAATTATACTATAAATTCTACAGGTTCCGCTGGTCAGTATCTATATAACGGAATGAATGGAACTACTTGGAGCAGTGCTCCAAGTATAGTAACATCGTCATCTACCCCCCCATCATTAAGTGTCAGCGGCGATGCTAACTTTGAGGGTGATGTTAAAATCAAAGGCGTTAGTATTGCCAAAATATTAGATGATATACAGAGTCGGTTGGCCATACTAGTGCCAGACCCTGCCAAGTTAGAACACTTTGAGGCACTAAAGAAAGCCTACAACAATTACAAGACTCTAGAAGCCTTGTGCGATTTACCAAAAGAAACAAAGGAATAAAATGCTAATCAATGTCAGTAAGAATTTCTCCAGTGGAGATGTAGTAAGTATCAAACTAATCAACGGTGATGAAATTATTGCTAGGTTTGAAAAAGAGGACGCAGATACTGTTACAGTTAGTCGCCCTCTAGCATTGACCATGAACGGTCAAGGACTTGGAATGATTCCTTGGGTGTTCTTAGGTAAAGACTCTGCTGTTACACTTAGCAGAAGCAACACATTTTTTGTTGTAGAAAGTAAGGGCGAAGCAGCTAAACAATATCTAGAAGGTACTACTGGTATTGCATTGAGTTAAATAAGTGATAGGAAATTAACTTTATGCCATACCAGCCAGGATCAGTAGCACACGGGGTAGTTCACGTAGCTGACGTTTATCATACCGGGAATGTTTATATAAACAATACATTAGTAGCATTGTGGAAACCCCCTGGAGAAAGCGGAACATTTGGTAGTGTCAGTGTTAGTGTTGCAGTGGCTTTAGATTCCACAGTTCAAGCCGCAGCAGCTAGTCAGATAGATTCACTAATAGCACAACAAGTTACAAATCCAGGACAACCGGGCCCGTCATATAGTGCAGCGGCCACAGCTGATGGAGTTAAGGGCAATGCAGGCGCCGGAACAGTTGATGACAGTACAACATCAACAACTGCAACATCAAGTATTTCAACTGATAGTACTTTTACAAGCATTGTTCCATTCTTAACACAGTGTCTTGATGAGGCAGCACAAGGTAAATGGAGAGAAACCGGCCAAGGCGGTAAACCAAGTAATCCTACTATTACAGGAATTTGGCAAAATTTAGGATATCCAAAAAACAACCCGTGGACTACAGATCAAACTGCTTGGTGTATGGGATTTGTAAATTATGCCCTTAAAAGTTCAGGCTATAGATATTTTCAAACTGCCAGTGCAGCCGCAATTACAACTAATCCAGAAAAATGGGGTGCCACATCGGTTCCAAAGAATCAAGCTCAGCCCGGCGATATTGCATTTTGGAGTTATAGGCATGTTAACTTTGTTTATACTGCGGTAAATGGAAAGTATACATTTGTAGGCGGCAATCAAACTCCTAGCGGTGGTAAAAATAATCCAGATGATGGCGATCTAACTAAGTCATATCCAAACGGAATGACCGCAGATAATGCAAATTGGGTAAGTTGCTGGCGCCCAACTAAAACATAATGGTTGACAAGTTGACTAAAACACAGTATAATAAATACATAAAGAAGGCAAAGTAATATGGTAAAAGGTAAGGTAAAATGGTTTAATAATTCCAAAGGTTTTGGATTTATTGTTCCAGAATCGGGTAGCGATGATGTGTTTGCACATTATAGTCAAATTCAAATAGAGGGATACAAAAGTTTGAAACCAGACGATCTTGTAGAATTTGAAATCATCGATGGTAAAAATGGAAAACAGGCTCAAAACATTCAACTAGTAAAGTAAGGATTTATCATGTACAAATATACAGTTTGGATTAGACTTAATCAATATCAAACCGCCAATGTTGTGGTTAATGCAGATAATGATTGGCAAGCCAAAATGATTGCCGAATCACAATATGGTTCAGGTACTGTACTTAACTACAGCCGGATTGATTAAATATTATATCTTGTAGGGCTAAAGTTGCATAGCGGCTTGGGGTAGTGAAAAACTACATCGGCTAGGCGGAGGCTATATTCAATCCCTAAGGAGTCCGTCATTTCAATAAAAAAATTATGTCATGTAAAAATCTAACCCTAATGGAAAGACTTGCTACACAAGTTATTAGGAAAAAGAAATAAGTAAAAATGAAATTAGCGGTATTTTATCACATGACCGACTTTCCTGTCGGTCGTCCTATTATTGAATCTCAAATTAATACAATTGTTAATTCAGGTATTATAGATCATAGTGAATTGTTTTTTTATTGCAATTATGACATTGCTAACTATGATTGGTTAAAGGATCGATTAAAAGATTATAAAAATATATCTTATATTGATCAACGTATAAAACCAGAAGATTGGGAAATCCCTACACTTAAACGTCTTAAAGAATATTGCGATAATGTTTCTGAAGAAACATATGTGTTATATATACATCAGAAAGGTATAACACATATGGGTAATCCATCAGTAGATGATTGGCGCGATTTAATGATGTATTTTAATGTTACACAATGGAAAGATTGTGTTGATAAATTAGATCAAGGATATGATACTGCTGGAGTAATATGGCGAGGTGATTATCACCATTTACATTATAGTGGAAATTTTTGGTGGGCAACTAGTAGCTATATTAAAAAATTGCCGCCATTCCGGATGCCAGAAGACAATAATTATTTTGGTCAATTTAATTTTGGACCGCATGGCTATATGCATAGAATGGATGCAGAATTTTGGATCGGCTTAGGAAAGCCAAATGCATATAGTTTCCATGAGTCACACGATAACAATACTAATCACTATCAAACTAGATACCCTCCTGCTCTCTATGTAAAATAATTAATCTGCTTTGGCAGGTTTTCTTTATTAAAAGCCAATATCTTATTGACAGCGGCTTTAAAAAGCATATATAATATAACACGCTGACGCAAAAGGCAAATAATTAAAGGAATTACAAATGAAAAAAATTGCGCTGATCACAGGCATCACTGGACAAGACGGAAGCTACTTAGCAGAACTTTTGCTAGAGAAAGATTACGAAGTTCATGGCTTGGTTCGTAGATCTAGCACAGGATTAAACACTGCAAACATTGAATCGATTAAAGATAAAATACATTTTCACTATAGTGATTTAACAGATTGCGCTAATTTAAATGATATTCTTTTAAAAGTTAAACCAGATGAAGTATATAACTTAGGCGCTCAAAGTCATGTAAGTGTTAGTTATGATTGCCCAACTTATACAGGCGATGTAAATGCAATCGGTGTTTTAAAATTATTAGAAGCAGTTAAGAAACTTTCTGATCATAAGGAAGTTAGATTCTATCAAGCGTCAACTAGTGAGTTGTATGGCAAGGTTAAAGAAATTCCACAAACAGAAAATACTCCATTCTATCCAAGAAGCCCATATGCAGTTGCAAAATTGTTTGGCTATTGGATCACAGTAAATTATCGTGAGAGTTTTAATTTATATGCATGTAATGGTATTTTGTTTAATCACGAAAGCCCACGTAGGGGATCAGAGTTTGTAACACGTAAGATTGTACTGGGAATGATCCGTACACACCTTGGCCTCCAGGACATTCTAGAATTAGGCAACTTAGATGCACGTAGAGATTGGGGACATGCCAAGGACTATGTTGTTGCAATGTGGGCGATCCTACAACAAGACACACCTGAAGATTTTGTTATCTCTAGTGGTGAAGAGCATTCAGTTAGAGATTTCTGTAATGATGTTGCTACATATCTTGGATTTGAAATTGAATGGCAAGGTACTGGATTAGATGAAATCGGCATTAACAAAACTACAGGTAAGACAGTGGTTAGAGTAAACTCAGATTTCTATCGCAGGGCTGAAGTGCCGAATATCTTCGGTGATTGCTCTAAAGCGCACACAAAGTTAAACTGGAAACCTGCTTACACATTTAAAGATTTAGTTTTTGAAATGTGTGAAACTGAAATGAAAGCCCAACAACATGCAATCGCCAACAGCTAAAATATACGAAAGTCCTGATAAAGGAAAAACTGTTTATGTTAGAGACTTTGGAAAACTTGAGCGGACGCTTCTTTCCAAAGACGAACGAGTTATTATAGTAACTGGCGGATTTGATCCGTTACATTCTGGACATATTGCATATTTTAATGCTGCCAAAGCATTAGGCGATGTACTAGTTGTAGGCATTAATTCAGATGCTTGGTTGAAAAGAAAAAAAGGCCGAGCATTTTATACTTGGCAAGAACGCTTTGCTATTATTAGCAATCTAAGTATGGTAGACCATGTCATTGAATTTAATGATGACACTAATAATTCCATTAATGCTATTGAACTAATTAAAAAACAATTTCCAGTATCAAAAATAGTATTTGCTAATGGTGGAGATAGGACTAGTGAGAATATTTCAGAGATGTCTGTAGAAGGCGTATCATTTGAATTTAGTGTCGGTGGCGATAATAAAATGAATTCATCATCGTGGATACTTGAAGAATGGAAGGCTCCTAAAACTTCTCGTGAATGGGGATACTATCGTGTATTACATGAGCAAGGTAAAGAAATTAAAGTTAAAGAATTAACTGTAATGCCAAAGACTTGTTTAAGTATGCAAAAACATAAAGACAGAGCAGAGCATTGGTTTGTCGCTGAAGGTACTGCAACAGTATACACATTAGATAGTGCTAGTACAGATATGGAATTAGTTGGTAACTTTAATAAGTTTCAAAATTTACATATCAGTAATGAGCAATGGCACAAGCTATGCAATGAAACTGATTTACCATTACGAGTTATAGAAATTCAATATGGTGATAAGTGTATTGAAGAGGATATCGAACGCAAATGATTAACGTACCCGCTAGCATCGGCGAACTTGTAGATAAGATCACAGTTCTTAAGATTAAATCTATGGAAATAACCGATGCTGATAAATTAAAAAACATTACAAAAGAATATGATGTATTAACTGCTTTACCTGAATTTATAAATGTTCAAGAAAAGTTTGCCAAGCATCTAAAAGATCTTCTTACTGTAAATTATAAAATATGGTTCGGTGGCGAAGATATTAGACGACTTGAAAACGATAATAACATCGGCGAAGAATATCTTGAAACATCGAGAATGATATTCAAAATGAATGACAAACGAAGCAAAATTAAAAAGGAAATAAACATCCTTTGCAATTCTGAACTAATTGAAGAAAAATCTTATAAGGACTAATTATGAAAAAATTACTTGAACTCGGCAATCACTATGTAAGTGATTTTATTAAAGAAGACAGCGAAATGGAGGGACGTACAAAGTATAGTTTAGATCTATACCTAGATGAAGACCTAGGAGCTCCTCGATTAATGAACATTGCGCCAGCACATACCATGTGGGGCAAATATTGGTACCGTAGTGCTATTAATACCAGCATGACTATTGAACTTCAGGGGATTGTTAAAGAAATTACTTCTAGAGTTAAATTAAAAGATGATGATATTTGGCTTGACATTGCGTGTAATGACGGAACATTGTTAAAAGCTGTACCAAACAACTTAACCAAAGTGGGTATTGATCCATGTGACGAATCTTTCTATGCTGAAAGCAGTAAAGTAGCCACTGTTGTCCAAGACTTCTTTAGTAAGGATGCATGGAACAAAACACCATTTGCAGATAAGAAAGCTAAAGTTATTACTTGTATTGCGATGTTTTATGATTTAGATAATCCACATCCATTTGTACAAGACTTGTATGATATTCTTGACGATGATGGTGTTGCTGTTCTTCAAATGAGTTATACTCCATTGATGATGAATCAATTGGCATTTGATAATATCTGTCATGAGCATGTGTATTATTATGACCTAAAGAGCATCAATAAACTATTTTCACAACATGGTTTCCGTGTTGTTGATTGTAGCGTTAATGATACAAATGGTGGTAGTTTTAGAATTTACTTCCAAAAAGAAACTGCACTAGTTACTAGTTTTGGAACTTCTCCTTTGCGTGATGTTTGTGATTATCGTGTAGAAACTATTCTTAATTATGAAACTAATGTAGTTGATATTTCGAGTGCGGCAGCATGGGATGATTTCAAACTTAGACTTGATACATTAAAAAATAATGTTAACTCGTTTATTAATACAGCCAAAGCTGAAGGTAAAAAGGTATATGGGTATGGTGCTAGTACTAAAGGTAACACGTTGTTACAGTACTTTGGGTTAGATAGTAGCCATATTGCTGCAATTGCAGAGCGTAGTCCGTACAAATTTGGATACAAAACGATTGGAACAAATATTCCAATCATCAGCGAAGAAGAAATGCGTGATGCAAATCCAGATTATGCACTAGTTCTTCCATGGCATTTTATCAGTGAATTCCAAACTAGAGAACGAGCATTCCTAGAGGCAGGTGGTTCCTTTATCGTACCATGTCCTGTTTTTGAAATTATTTCAAAATAATTAAGGAATTTAATAATGAAAAAGGGATTGTTTGTTAATACTAGAAAAGCAAATTGTAGCATTTATAGTAGTGGATTGATGATATACAATGCATTAAAAGACAGCGTCGACTATGAACTAACATATAAAGAAATTAGTCATATAGATGTTAATTCATTACATAGCGGTAATTATAAACCTTATGACTTCTATATTTTTAATTACCATCACAATACTATGCGGTTACATGAAGGAGTAGATTCCAGATATTTTGTAAATCTACCAGGCAAAAAGATTTGTATAATTTTAGAGATGACAGCAGATGATCCTTTTATCTTTATGCGTCCTGAAGGCTTTGATGAGTTTCTTGTTTTAGATCCAACATTTGAATCTAAACAAAATAATATACATGCTTTCTCTCGTCCACTTTCTAATTTTAGAAGTATTAAACACTATGATAGTATACCAGAAGTTCCTGTAATTGGAAGTTTTGGATATGCAACTTTTGACAAAGGGTTTCATTTAATTGCAGCAGCAGTTTCTCATGAATTCGATAAAGCAATACTTAGAATAAATCTTCCTCCGTCAACATTTGCAGATGTTGCAGTCAATAGACACTTTGGTGCTGATTACAAAACAATGATTGAAGATCAATGTAGAGCAAATTTAAAAGTCGGTATCGAACTACAATTTACACGTGACTATTTTTCTGATGACCAATTAATTGATTGGTGTGCAGAAAATACGTTAAATTGTTTTTTCTATACCAGAGACCTGCCGGGATTGGCGGCGACTACTGATCAAGTAGTAATGTCAGGCGCACCGTTATTAGTTTCTTCTAACACTACATTTAGACACATCCATAAATATGTACAACCTTACCCAGCACAATCATTGAAAGACGCAATTCTCAATGGTGCTCAAAATATTGAACAAATGCAAAAAGATTGGTCGCCTGAGGCTTGCAAAGAAGTATTAAAAAGTATAATATAAAATTATTAGGATAAAAAATGAAAACAGCATTAGTATTAGGCGCCGGTGGATTCATTGGTGGGCACATTGTTAATCGTTTAAAAAAGAATGGCTATTGGGTTCGTGGAGTTGATATTAAAAAATGTGAGTTTGAATCAACTCAAGCAGATGATTTTTTACTCGGAGACTTGAGAGAGCAATACGTAGTCCGGAGTGCTGTTGATAGAGGATTTGACGAAGTATATCAATTAGCTGCTGACATGGGTGGCGCAGGCTATATTAATACAAATTTATACGATGCAGATGTTATGCATAACAGTGCCATTATAAATTTAAATGTATTAGATGCGGCACATCGAAGAAATGTACCACAAGTATTTTTCAGTAGTAGCGCCTGTGTCTATAATGAAGAACTACAGCTAGATACTCAAAATCCTGATTGCAGAGAAGCGTCTGCATATCCTGCACACCCTGACAGTGATTATGGATGGGAAAAACTATTCACCGAAAGATTAATTATGTCATATAATCGTCAACATGGTATGGAGAATAAAGTTGCAAGATTCCATAACATATTTGGGCCAAATGGAACATGGCAAGGTGGTAGAGAAAAAGCGCCAGCGGCAATATGTAGAAAAATTGCATATGCAAAAGATGGGGACGAAATTGAAGTATGGGGCGATGGGGAACAAACTCGAAGTTTTCTTTATATAGACGATTGTGTTGAAGGCGTTATGCGTTTAATGAAACATAAAACATTCAATGGTCCAGTAAACTTAGGTTCAGATCATTTAATTTCAATCAACGACCTAGTAACATTAATTGCTAGTATTGCAAAAAAAGATATAAAAATTAAACACATCGATGGCCCCCAAGGCGTGCGTGGTAGAAATAGTAATAACGATTTAATTAAAGAAAAACTAAAGTGGAAGCCACCACAAGATTTGAAAAAAGGACTAACTGCTACGTATAACTGGATTAACAATCAGGTACATACAACATGAAAATTATATTGCAAAATTGTTATGCAGACAATTATATTTCTTTAGGAAATTTAACTTGGCATAAAAATAAAATTGCATATGCGGCTAAGCATGGATACGACACTAGATTAAACATCTATCAAAATGAAGCTAATACCCCACATTCATTATCATTTCATGGATTTAAAAAGATATATCATCTACAGAAAATCTTTAATGAGGACAATCCTGATTGGGTGTGGGTAACAGGATGTGATTCTATAATCACAAACTTTAATATAAAATTGGAATCAATTATCGATGAAAATTTTCATTTCATTATTGCAAAAGATGTGAATGGAATTAATATGGATAGTTTTCTAGTTAAAAATTCTCAAGAGGGTAGATCTTTTATAGACCTTATTGCATCAAACTATGAAAAATATAAAGCTCATTGTTTAGCTGAACAACAATGTGTGATTGATAATCTAAAAGAATTTAACAATATTATAAAAATAGTTCATCAAAAAACTTTTAATTCATATGATTATGAAATTATGTATAAAGAAAGAGTTATTTATCAGCCTCCTCCATGGGAAGGAATGTGGAAACCTGGGGATTTGTTAATTCATTGGCCCGGAATGTCATTAAGTAGACGATTGCAATTGGCTGAAGAATATTCTCAACACGTTATATTATGAAAATCTTTATCACAGGATCGACTGGATTTATAGGTCTAAACTTAATTAGATACTACAATACCACAAACACTATTATCGAGTACAAACGTGGTGAATGTATATCGACTGCATTAAATAATTGTTGTCCAGATTTAATTTTTCATTGTGCAGGTGAGATTTATAAAGATAATCTTATGATATCAACTAACGTTCTTATGACTAAAGATATTCTTGAGTACGTTAAATTAAATCCAAAAACTAAACTGATATATATAGGGTCAAGCAGTGAATATGGAAAAGTCCCTAGAGCAAGTGCAGAAACTGATAGGATAAATCCTGTAGATATGTATCAAGCAACTAAGGGCGCTGCTACATTACTATGTCAAGGTTATGCTAGACATTATGATTTAGACATAAAGATTGCAAGACCATATAGTGTATACGGAAGATTTGAAAGAAGTCATCGACTATTTCCTACTATGTGGAGGTCATTCTTTAAAGATCAAGAGATGACACTATGGCAAGGATATCACGACTTTATTTACATTGATGACTTTATTCGTGGTCTAAATATTATTGCTAACTCTGAAAAGAATCCAGGTGATATCATTAATCTAGGTTCTGGAATACAATCGCCTAATTTTGGCAAAAATGGTGTCTACGACATCTTTAAAGAGTTGACAAATCGCAAAGGCAATGTTAATATAATGCATACGCTAAGTAAGAACTTTGAATCGGAAGTATGGAAATGTGACACTGAATATGCCAAAAGTGCATATGCGTTTGAAGCAAAATACATATTAAGAGACGGTATCAAAGAATTTTTAGAATACACAAACTAATAGGAAAATATGAAAAGACAAATTAATACAATTCGAGGAAATACAATAGAAATTCAATCTGAAAATGTCGCTACCAATGCTCATTTTGCTAATGGTACTAATTACGCAGACTTTATTATTGGACAGATGAACATCAAAAATATGTACGCAGACATTGTTCCGAAAGGAAATGATCTAACTATTTTAGATATTGGTGCAAACATTGGACTATTTTCTTTGCATGTATCAGATTGTGCTAAAGCAATCTATGCAATAGAACCAACTCCTGCTCACTTTGAAATTCTAAGTGAACTGACAGAAGCACATTCAAATATTCATCCGCAAAATCTTGCGTTGAGTGGAGAAGATGGCGACATTACATTATATCTCTCTACAGAAAACTCTACAATGAATAGCATTGCAAATAGATACGGCGCTGAAGTTGTTGTTTCTGGTAAAAAGCTATCATCTGTTTTAGACATGCTAGGATTAGATTATGTTGATTTTATCAAGTGTGATATTGAAGGCAGTGAAATGATTGCAATCAATGATCAGACAATTGGAGAAACAAAGGATAGAGTTGGTGCATGGTTCATTGAATCTCACAATACATCAACTGGCTATACTCATGACAATAGAAATAGACTAAAAGAAGTGTTTGAAAAAGCTGGATATCAAACAGAATATTATGAAGCGGATGGTCTCCGCGTTTTCAAGTCGTAATCAAATGAAGACTGTCTTTTTTGCCTGGATAACAGAAGACTTTAAAGATACGGTAGTAGACTTTAAAGGATTCTATAAAAGTTTCAAACATTTTCATCCTGATATCGATTTAAAAATCTACACAGATGATGATATTGCAAAAGTCTTTGGATCAGAACCTTGGATAATGCACAGTACATGTAAAGCTGCCTTTGCAAAAAAACTTTATGAGCAGTATGACCTTGTCGTAAATGTAGATGCAGACTTTTACTTTTTCGATAGATGCCATGAAATTTTAGAAGCAGACTATGATATTGCAGCATGTAGCAACTACAATGCAAAAATGAATGTTGGGATAGAAAAGAAAACAATAGACGGATATGATATTCCGTATGTTAGTGAAATTGAATACGTTCAAGCTGGCCTAGTTGCAAGCACAAGCAAAGAATTTTGGGATGAATATTACAACGTTACGAGAGACTTAGGATTAAAATTGCGATTGTATGAAAATGATACTCTAAATATTTTATGGCACAGTGGAAAATATAAGACTAAATTACTAGATGGTGACTATGATTACAGAAGCACTAAATTTTTGCGATATTATAATTGTGCAAGTTTAGGTAGAGAAAATACATGTAGCCTAGTTAATGGACAAGTAATTCTAGATGGAAAACCTATGAGAAGTTATCATGTGGCACATGGGAATCCAATTTCTGCGCCAGGCGGCAGAGCAAGAAAGCCGAGACTAGATGAACTTTTTTCGCCAGAAATTGTGAATTGGTTTAATAAAACAATAATGAAAGATGATCATGCATCAAATTGAAAAGAGAATTGTGGATATTACATATCAAGAAAAATTATGCCATCTAAGCAGTTGTCTTAGTGCATGGCCCATCATTCATGAAATTTATAATATCAAGAAAGAGGATGATGTATTCATCCTCAGTAATGGACATGCTGGGCTGGCACTATATTGTGAACTTGAATTTAGATATGGAATTGATCCAGTAATGCTCCTTCATAAGCATGGAATTCATCCAGGAAAAGATTTGGAGAACAAACTATATTGCTCTACCGGCAGTTTAGGTTCTGGACTTCCAATTGCAGTGGGTCATGCATTAGCTAATAAAGATAAATCTGTCTACTGTATGATTAGTGATGGCGAATGTGCTGAAGGTAGTATTTGGGAATCACTTGCATTTATTAATAAACAAAAACTTAATAATATTCATGTTTACGTAAATATTAATGGCATGGGTGCATATGAATATATCGATGTTGAGAATCTATCAAATAGGCTTAAAGCGTTCCTGCCTACAATTAATTTAAGAATAAGTTTGCCAACTGATTTGGGTTTCACAAAGGGTCTTGAATCTCATTATCATGTAATTAAACCTGAAGAGTATAATACATTATGAGAAAAACATGCATGAATCTCCTGTCACAAAAGATGACAGAAAACAAAGATGTGATTTTGCTTACCGCAGATTTAGGATTTGGATTGCTCGATGTGGTGCGTGATACACATCCAGACAGATTCTACAATGTTGGTGCAGCAGAGCAATTACTGATTGGTGCTGGTATCGGCCTTGCTGAGCAAGGTAAAATTCCTGTTTGCTATAGTATGAGTAGTTTTGTTCTATATCGTCCATTCGAATTCTTGCGTAATTATCTTGATGCAGAAAATATTCCAGTCAAACTAATTGGAAGTGGAAGAAATAAAGATTACTCTCATGATGGACTATCACATTGGGCACATGATGCAGATGAGATCCTAGCATGTTTGCCAAATATCAAGATATATAAACCACAATCGTTAGAAGAGTTAACGGATCAATTTGACGACTTTATAACTAATAAAAATCCATCGTTTTTAAGTTTAGCTAGAAAAGTTTTTTAAATTTAATAGAATAAATTACCAAATTCTCTTGCGTTTTAGTATAAAAAGGGTTCCTTGAGGAACCCTTTTTTGTTGGAAAAATTACTCTTGCTTTTTTATTAATTCTGTTATATAATAGTAACATATCAACAATTGAGTTTTTGTATGTCATTTCATCTTGCAGGACCCGCACTGACCACTAATGGAAAATCACGAGGTAAATTTAAATTCCGTAATGCTGAAGCAGCTCGTAAACATCGAGAGTTAGAATCAGATTGGAAAGATTTGCTCAAACGTCAAGGTATTGAGCAAGAAGAGAAAAAAAGAAAAAGAGCAATGGTTGCTGAACCCTTAGTCTACAAACTTGAAACTCCAATTGGACGTACAAATACAAAACATATCCCTAGTAGGGATAGTGGGGGTGTGGCTATTCTTAAACCTACACAGATGTATACTGGAACTGAAATGTTAGGAATATCCCAAATGGCCAAATCAAACGCCGTGCCTGTATTCAATAGTGATCACATTGTAGATATTGCCCGAATGAGACGTTAATACACTGGTAATAAGATGATATGTATAATCAAACCAGGCAAAATTACGCCGATAAATACCTTATGAAACCTACACTCATTGAAAAATTTATAGCATACCTAGCACTACTAAGTGGATTATCAATTTCAGCAGTAGCAGTTTATTATAGCGTAGTAGGTCTTACTGCTATTTTTGCCGCGGCTATTATTCCTATTATCATTATGGGAACTACATTAGAAATCAGTAAGTTAGTAGCCACAGTTTGGCTCAAACAAAATTGGAAGACTGCTCCACTTTTAATTAAAACATATCTTTTTACTGCTATTGTGGTATTGATGATCATTACCAGCATAGGAATCTTTGGATTCTTAAGTAAGGCACATAGTGATCAAAATTTAGTTAGTGGGGATGTTATCAGTAAGATTGCAATATATGATGAAAAAATTAAAACCAGTAAGGACAATATCGATGCAAACCGTCAGGCTCTTAAACAGATGGATGAAGCTGTGGACCAGGTCATGGCAAGAAGCAGTTCGGAAACAGGTGCGGACAAAGCAGTTGGGCTACGCCGCTCACAACTTAAAGAACGTGCCCGCCTTCAGTCTGAGATCCAAGCCGAACAGAAAACTATTGCCGCACTTAGCGAAGAACGTGCGCCAATTGCGGCCGAGGTCCGCAAGGTAGAAGCTGAAGTAGGACCAATAAAATATATAGCCGCATTCTTCTATGGTAACACTGATCCTAGTGTTTTAGAAAAATCAGTTACGTGGGTTATCATTACATTAATTGTGGTGTTTGATCCATTAGCAGTTATACTATTATTAGCTAGTCAAACAAGTTTTCAAGAGTTTAGAGACCGTAAAAATTTAATGCTCGATTATGAACCTGATAACGGACCATTAACAGATCAACAAACTGAACAATTAAAAAAATTAGCGGAGGATGACCGTCAAGAACCTACTAACGTAGTTAGTGTTGGCACTACTATTACACAATTTGAACCTATTGATTGTAACAAGTGTGAAACTGAACTAATTAATGTACCAGGTATAGGATTATTCTGCCCTAACAAAAAATGTGGTGTAATTGAAGAACCTGTGTACGAGCTGGATAATGTTCCAATAACTAATATTCAAATTGAACAAATTAAAGAATCAGTATATATTCAAAATGAAGAACAAAACGAAAGCAATCTTTGGTCGTCTAATTTAATAAGCAAAGAAGAATATATAAAGACCAGTGAAACAGCTACAAATAACGAAGACCCATATAACGATCGTCCCTCACCAGAAGTTCAAAAATATATTGATCTTATAAAAGCCAAAAAAATTCGTCTGTCAGAATTACATCCTGATATGATGGAAGCAGTTAAAAAACGTATATAATGAATAACAAAATAACATTAATAACTCCTCCTGATTTTTTTGAGAATGAATCATTTAGTATATTGTTCATTCACCTTAGTGATGATGATCAAGCTACAGTTAGCGAATGGCTAGCCAAGGCTGATTTAACCGAGCATGTGAATATATATTTTTATGATCATGAAATAGATGTACCATGGTTCTTGCACGCCTTGGCAAGATGCGAATATAAGTATATAGACCTAGACGGACTTAACTATGCTACCTCTGCATTGAGCGGGTATATAGTAGGTAAGAAAAATACATATTATAAAACCGACGATGAAAATGAATCCGCAGTTTATCATTACATAAATCAAAATCGAATAACTACTATACAAACCTTTTTAGAAAGAACATTTAATGGCAAAATCGGAAAAAACTCACAGTTGTGATTTTTGCGGAAAAAGTAAAGAAGATGTAGAGAAGTTAATTGTCGGTGGCCTTGCAGCAATTTGTAATGATTGTGTTGATCTCTGTGTTGATATACTTGTAGACGAAAAAGTAAAAGTTCCCGCCGATACAAGTAAATTACTAAATCCAGTGTTGATCAAAGACTATTTAGACGAATACATTATAGGACAAGACCAGGCTAAAATTTCTTTAAGTGTAGCAGTTAGTCAACATTTTAAAAGAATAAACAACCCTAGTACTTCTATCGAATTAGAAAAAACCAATGTGTTATTACTTGGTCCAACTGGTTGTGGTAAAACAATGATGGCTAGGAAAATTGCACAATATCTAGACCTCCCATTTGCTATATGTGATGCAACAGGAATTACAGAAGCAGGATATGTGGGTGATGATGTAGAAAGTATTCTTACTCGTTTAATCAGCGAAGCCGATGGCGATATTGAAAAAGCTAGTAGAGGTATTGTTTACATTGATGAAATCGACAAAATTGCACGTAAAGGCGAAAGTGCCAGTATTACCAGAGACGTAAGTGGTGAGGGTGTACAACAAGCATTGTTAAAAATGATCGAAGGTTGTGTAATGCGAATACCTTCAAATAGTAAAAGAAAGCATCCTGGTAGCGATATGCAAGAAATTGATACTCGAAGTATATTGTTTATTTGCGGAGGTGCGTTTGTTGGTTTAGATAAAATTATTAAGCAACGAATGGGTAAACGTTCAGTGGGATTTCATGCAAACTTTAGTAATGCAGAAGATGATAAAAATGTATTTCAAGAAGTAATTACTAAAGATCTTATTAAATTTGGTCTTATCCCAGAATTCGTTGGAAGGTTTGGACTCATTACCAACGTCGATGAACTTACCGAAGAACAGTTAGTAGAAATTCTTACCAAAACAAAGAATAGCCCAATTAAACAATATGAATATATGTTTAATTTGGATAATATTACATTAGAATTTGACCATGACTCAATGCTCAGTATTGCAGCCAAAGCTAAAGAACTAGAAACAAATGCTCGCGGATTAAAAAACATAATTGAAAAAGTCCTATTGCCCTATCAATTTGATGCTGTTGATTTAGTAGAACGCGGTTTGAATACAATTCGGATAACTAAAGATACGATTGATGGCAAATCAGCCACGATGATTTTTGATAAAAATAAAAATGAGCAAACAAAATAAATTACTAGGTAATAAAATACTTGTAGGAGATTTACCCCTAGCAGTTGCACTTAGAAAGTTCAAACAAAAAGTAGAAGATTCAGGAGTACTGGAAACTGTACGAGCCAAAATGTTTTATGAAAAACCCACTACTGAGCGTAAGCGTAAAAAGGGAGCTGCCAAGGCTCGCTGGAATAAAAAGCTACGCGATCAGCAATTACCTAAAAAAATGTATTGACAGCCTTCTAAGTTTAGTGTATAATATATACTGTTAGCGTGGTGCTAACAAGTTTAACTCTTTTGGATAAGAAAACATTATGACACAAGCATCTCAAATTATGGCCAATCCATTTCCAAACTATGGATACGCTGATACAATTAAAGAAGAATTTGGAGAAAATCTAGAATTGATTTTTGGTCCAAAAAATCAACGAGTTGATTATCGACAACTCAGTCAAAAAGACATAGCAGAACGTCTTGAAAAGATTCCAGAAAAATTGTGGGTGGACCAAACCCGAGGAGGAATGCTGTCAATCCTTGATAGCTGGAAATTGGCCTTGCGGAATCTTGCCGACAGCAAAGCTCTGTGGGGTGTTGATTTCCCACAATTTAATATCATGCCCATGGAAGGAACAGAACGGCATCCTGTAGAAATTTTGATGATTAATTATGGCAGTCAGCGTATCTTGTATCTTCGCCATTGTATTGGCATTGTTTTTAAGTTTGACCCATGGAGTGTGTTTAACGCTATCGGTCGTAAAGACTCATCCAACTATGTTTATGTTAACGACGGCCAACATCGCACTGTTGCTTGTTTGTTCTTTGGTATGCGATATATGGCTGTGCAATATCGTATCAGTGACGACATCACAGTTGATATTGATCAGTTCTGTGCATGTAATGTAGATAACTTGCCCAGCGAGCCGTATGACAACTATCGTAATCGCTCAAGCCGTGCAGAAATTTATATCAATGGCGGTAAGAAGCCATTCCGCGAAGATCAAGAAATGTTGGATATTAAACATTGGGCGACTCGTTGGAAGATTCGTATTTGCCGTGCTAATGATCCGGCAGCTAGTAGCAATCGAGGTATTAGTCACATGGGCGATTTGTTGAAGTCGGCTCGTATGGGCATTGCAAACATGGACATTGCCGCCGCAGTGCATATTCGATGCTACGATGATCAAACTATCAAGTCTGCAAACTTGCTGGGATTAACTAATTTGATCAGTCAACAAGATGTAACTTGGACTATTCCAGATTTAAAGACATCTTTTGATAAAGGCAGTTTGACTAATCCCAAACTGGAACACCTGTCAACGATTGTTTTAGACGAGTTTGGTACAGGTAGTGAAAGTCTTCATGCTAGCTGTAAGAAAGCGGTTAATGACGAGTACGGCAAAGGTAACGGCATTGGTCCTGAGATTAAAGTTGGACATGCATTGTATCATGTCTATGTGTCAAAAGGTAACAAATACTCAATGACTGCTCCGGTGAACAAGTACGGTGAGACAATCCGTGTACATAGTTGGTTGACGTCATAATGACAACTAACGAGCTGATCCTAGCTATCGAGGCTCGTCCTAACAAGATGCCAGATGCAGCCACCTATATTAACGGTGACTACCATCTGGCAGTTATGGAAGGGCGTATGGATTTGAAAATGCTACGTTGTATTTATTGGAGTAGGCAACCCGATTACGATGCAACACCCGAGGAGCTGTATGCAATTAGTCCGGACTACTTTGGAGATAGAAAAGTCTGTTATGGAATGGGTGCTAATAAAGTTACAGATGATTTTATGCATATGCCTAGTCCGGATCATAAAATACCCAGAGTCAAAGGCGGAGCATTGACAATTGATAATTTGGTTATTGTTCCTTTGATCTATAACATTTGGAAACGAGATATACTCAAAGAAGAATGGATCCAATTTAGAGATTGGATGAACGCACATTTAGATTGTTAAGCGGTTGACAAATATAATATATCCTGTTAAACTATACTTTTACATATAGAAAGTAATTTATGTCTCGTCATATGATGCTAGATTTAGAGACTATGGCAGTCTCTCCAAAAGCTACTGTATTATCCCTAGGTGCGGTACACTTTAATCCATATGGAAACGGATACGGGGACAAGCTCTATTTTAAAATTAATATTGACGATCAAGATGCATTGGGTAGAGAAGTGGATCCAAAAACTTTGGAATGGTGGGGGCGGCAAGATCCAGTAATTATGGAAGAAGCATTCAGCGAAGAAGGCAGAATTCCTTTAGTCGATGCTATCGACCAATTCCACAAGTTTGCTTGGGGATGTGACACATTTTGGAGTCACGGTGCTACCTTTGACTTAATGATTATCCAAGATATCTATAGTCAGCTTGGCAAACCACTGCCTTGGAACTATTGGCAACTACGTGACACTCGCACACTGTTCGATCTAGGCTATGATCCAGAGATGCCACAGGGTGCCAAACACGATGCTCTGCAGGATGCTATTCGGCAAAGTGTAGGTGTGCAAAACATCTACGCTAAACTTAAAATAAGAGAAAGATAATATGACCTATAAAACAGTTTATACAGAAGTTGAAGTTGACTTGGAAGAGTTTGACGACTCTGAATTGATTGACGAACTAGAATCACGCGGTTTAATGCAAGTGAGTAATCCATCAAACATTAAAGATTTAGTAGAAAAGATCTGGCTCAAACGCCGTCTAGGTAATCACGATTACCAAATAGAATTGGATCGGTTGATTTACCAAGTGCTTGGTCACATTGTATGATATACCTTAATCTCAATATCCAAAATCCCAAATGGTGGGATCGATTTGAGAGCCGTTGGTGCAAGTCTGGAAAAACTCCTTTCCAGCATAAATTCTGGGAAGTTCAGTTTATGAAAACTCCGGAACTATTTCGAATTGAGTTTAATTGGACTGTACAACATGACCATGCAGGTGTTCGTTTTGAATTAGGACTATTTGGTTATCAATTGGATATCAGTATCTATGACAGCCGTCATTGGGATTACAAGAACAATTGTTGGGAAACGTATGGCAAATCAGACTGATTATTTTAACAAGACCAAATACTGGCCATCTTATTTCTTAGGTGATCGAGTATTTGGCAAATGGAATAAAATCCCATTCATTGGTACAGTGGGTAATGATACTGTGATCAATGAGATCGAAGGACCTCGTATTACTATACATTTAGATTTGCCAATCAAGTTTAACGATGTTATAAACAACATCATTATAGTCAAACATAAAGATATAAAGAAATTAAAGGAAATGTAATGTTAGGGTGCCTAATCTTAGGAGATAGTATCGCAGTTGGTATAGCACAACACCGTCCGGAGTGCATTGCCTATGCTACTGTAGGTATTACAAGTCGCAAGTTTGTTGATCAGCATATTGCAGGTGATCTAAATGCTAATACGGTTGTAGTCAGTTTGGGTGCAAATGATTCTAAGAACATCAAAACTCTTAAAGAATTGTTTGCACTACGACAAGTAATTGGTTCTAAACACGTAGTTTGGATATTACCCGCTAACAATAAAACAGCCGCCGAAGCCGTGAGTATTGTTGCAGATAAGTTTGAAGATAAGTCTATATCTATTGCAGAGTTAAGTAAGGATCATGTGCATCCTACTGCTAGAGAATATAAGCGTCTAGCAAGTTTGACAAAGTAATCTACATTTTTTAATTATATTGTAATCAGCATTATTTGAACCAACCCAATTTTTGGCCGGATTCTTTTCTGCGTTCGGCTTCTTCCCTACTACCCGGCAAACGACTTGCCCAGAGTATGATCAGTGCAAAGAATATACCCATACCCATGGTGGCTTTCCAATTTTGAGTTGCTAGATAAAATAATACAAGGCTAACATCCATACTAATAAACATAAACCATTTACCTTTGGTTGGAAATACGCTACCTTCTTGCCAATCTCGGATAAAAGGTCCAAATAATTTATGATTTATCATGTAGTCATGAAACCGTTTACTACTACGAGCAAAGCAATAGGTGGCAATTAAACTGGGGGTAGACCATGGGATGCCCGGAACAATTACACCAATATAGGCTATACCTAAGAATAATATCCCTGCGGCAAACCAAAGTGTTTTTTTAATTTTTGCTATCATGTAACAGTTCCTTTTTAGTAGTTAGTGAGACAGAATCACTTGACAAAATTATTAGTTGAGTGTATAATATTAACATGTCAACGCAAAATGCATTTATATTTAGTTGGGATCGGTTAGGTATCGAAGCAATTATACCCATCTCTCAGTATGAACATGTTGACAGAGATAATACAATGCGTTTACTAAAAGACGAAACAACTATACCAAACCCTCTTGACAATATTGTTCGAAGTTTGTTATTGCGGGCTAGATTTAATACACACAGGCATTATGAAATCTATGCCATTGATTGCACCAAAGAGATGGATGAAACATTTTGGTGGAAACAATGGAATGAATGCCCGCAAGAAACAGCAGACTTAATTAGACAGCGGGGTCATCAATTATATAGTGATAGAGCAGAAACATATAAGGTAAAGATAACATGATAAACACTAAAATTAACGCATCCCTTGTTTCCGATATTCACCTTGAATTTGGATACCAATCACTTCCCGGAGGAGATTTATTGATATTAGCCGGAGATATCTGTGAATACCGAACTCTCAAAAAGGACTTTCACAGCACCCGCGTAGTTCCTTATACTCCCGGTGGATTGAATGCCTATGATTTCTTTTATCACGAATGTGCCAAATATAAGAAAGTGTTCTATGTGCTAGGAAATCACGAATTCTATAATCATAGATTGGATAAAACTTATAATGATTTAAAATCCTTGATGCCCCCCAACGTGACCATTCTGGAAGATGAAGTAGTAGAGTATGAAGGTGTCATGTTCATGGGTGCTACATTATGGACCGACATGAACAAGGGTGATCCTATTACCCTTCATTCCATGAGAAGTTTTATAAATGACTACAAGGTTATTCAAAACTTCTATCCTGCTAAAAGTCTCTATCATAAATTGACACCGGAACATACTGTGGCTATTCATCGTAAGACCAAACAGTATTTTAAGTCTGTGTTGGAAATGAACAGAGATAAACCTTTTGTGATTATTACACATATGGCTCCTAGCTACATGAGTATACATGAAAAGTATAAACATGAGACTACTAGTAATGGTGCCTATGCTAGTGACATGAGTGAGTTTATTTTAGATTTTCCTAATATAAAATACTTTCTTCACGGTCACATGCATGACCCAGTAAGTTACAATATAGGAACGACAAGAGTAATAAGTAATCCCAGAGGATATATTCCATGGGAATCCGGTAATGGTTTTGATCCAAACTTTACAATTGAGGTATGATATGAACGAACGAATTAAACAAATCACAGGACAGGTGCTAGATGAGATAGTGCCCGAGACTTGGGTGGCGTTGGGCTACGATAAAATCAAAGAAATTCAAAATCGTACTGCCGAGTTGATTATTAAAGAATGTATTGATGTTGTTGGTAAAGCAACTGCTAGTCCAAACGGATATCAGGCTCTTATGAAACATTTTGGAGTTGAGCTATGAACGAACGAATTAGACAACTTGCTGAACAGGCTACTACTCGTATTGAACCAACATCCAACAGTGGCGAAGGATGGATCTTTGACAAAGAAAAGTTCGCCGAGTTGATTGTGAAAGAATGCGCCCGCATTGCACGAGCAACCCCTTGTCCGTACGAAGAAGATGAAGTAAGACAGCGGCTTGGACACACGTGGGATATGGCTTCGTTGGAAGCAGGGCATGGTATTAGCAAACATTTTGGAGTTGAAGAATGAAACTAACAGTCCACAGTAGAAACAAACTCTTGCAAACCTTTAAACGTTGGGATGTGCCCGAGGAGTTTGCTGAACCGTTTTACAACTATCTAGTCTGGGGTTTTAGACCAGGCGGCTGTTTTGAGGCAATCCTGTGCAACGACTTTGCCAAAGCAATCCGACGTAGCCATCCTGGCAATACTGTTCCTGCGTTCAAGGCCTTAGTGGGTTGGATTGACAGCACAGTACCAGAAGTAGCACGTGGCAGTCATAAACAGATTTTGTTTTGGTCCAGCTGTGATGAAGAGCAACGTAGAAGTATTTTGGAAGAACACCGGTTGATCTATACCAGCAAAGAAGAAGTCATGTTGATTCTAAAAGATGAACACACAGTAGAACCACATTTATATTAAGGATAAAATGAGATACATTACTAACAAATTTGATTCTATTCGACTGCCCTGTGAGGAAGGTATGTTGGAATGGTTGCAGGAAAATTATCCAAACTCTCAGTATAGAATTGTGGAGGCATGATGTCTAGCACTGTAAGAATACCTTGGACCATTGAAACAGATAAGGGCGTCTGGTGGGGCAACGTCTGTGCTTGGGCAATCGAACGATTTGGTTTGCCTGGCGGAAAGTTTTTTGCCCATGCCAACGAGATATATATGGATTTCATCTTTGAAAGCAACAAGGATGCATTGGTCATGGCAATCATGTGGAATGCTCAAATTGTTCCAGACGACAGACTCGCAGTGGAACATGTTGGTAAGATGTTCAATGCTTAAGAAACGTGCCTTGTCCGCCTCAAGAGACATGTTAATAGATTCTTCGTACGATGTCTATTATTATACAAATGCGAAATACCTCGAAACTGGATATGCCGATACTCAACTTAAATGGCCCTATTGGGTTCGACCTTACTACTACTCTACGACAGAATTTCAAGAGATGACCAATTGGTTAATAGAAACAATGGGCAATTGTAATTGGTTTACAGAAAACGCTCGTTGGGTTGGTAGTGATCAAAAGTATTGGTTCCGTGATGAACGTGATCGTACTATGTTTATTTTGAAATGGTCATGAATTTACAAGATCAAATACTAACTAAGATTGCTAAAGAAATGCAAGAAGCAATTGATCAAGACGTTATGTGGAATATGCTTAAAGCCCAAGGCTGGACTTGTGTTAGTATATCAAGATTTCAAGATAATAAACATGCAATAGACATAACTTATTGGCTAGAAGAAAATGTTAAAAATTATGAGCGCAATGGTAGAGATTTTATTTTTAAATCTAAAAAAGATGCTGTTAATTTTATTTTAAAATGGGTATAGTAAGATAAGAAATTGTATTTCAAAGATGAATATAAGTTGTCGAAAGGACAGTGGTTGTTCAAAGACCCTAGAGATGCTACAATGTTTATTTTAAAGTGGTCGTGACCGTGTGAAACCTAATCCCAACGAATCTATGGAATCGTGGAGCAACCGTGTCCGCATGTTTGAACACGGCCACGCTATGATGCAGATTGCACAGGGCAAAGATGTAGATCGAGTATTGGAAGAAATGGCACGTAGGATTATGGATAAACTATTGCACCCTATATACAAAGCCATAGCCAACACCGAATCTACCTATGATGTAGAAGGAGGTAAAAAAGAATACAAAGACAAGTTTATTGATCAGGTGCCAAGAGCATCAGATCATATTGATGATACAATCAATTGACAATTATTTATTATAGTGGTATAATAAATAAAGCTGTAAAAGACCTTATGGCTTTTACATGGGCACAATGCCCGCTCACTTACTAAGGAGAAATTAATGAGCAAAAGAAATCATGTTATAGGTATCGACCTTGGAACTACAAATTCCTGTGTGGCAGTTATTGAAAATGGCGTCACAAAAATTATAGAAAATTCAGAAGGCAATCGCACTACCCCAAGTATTGTTGCATATGCCAATGATGAGATCCTTGTAGGTGCTAGCGCAAAACGCCAAGCAGTTACAAATCCAAAAAATACAATCTATGCAGCTAAACGTCTAATTGGACGTAAATTTAAAGAAGAAGCTGTGCAAAAAGACATTGACCTAATGCCCTACAAAATTGTAGAAGCAGAAAACGGCGATGCTTGGATAGATGTGAATAATGAAAAACTGGCACCTCCACAAATTAGTGCAGAAGTGCTACGTAAAATGAAAAAGACAGCAGAGGATTATCTAGGACACGAAGTTACACAAGCAGTTATCACAGTTCCTGCATACTTTAATGACAGTCAAAGACAGGCAACTAAAGACGCTGGTTTAATTGCAGGACTTGAAGTTCTACGTATTATCAACGAACCAACTGCGGCAGCTCTTGCGTATGGCGTTGATAAAACTGATAAAAGAGATCGTAAGATTGCAGTTTACGACTTGGGTGGTGGTACATTTGATGTTAGTATTATTGAAATTGCACACATCGACGGCGATAAACAAATTGAAGTACTGAGTACTAACGGCGATACGTTCTTGGGTGGTGAAGACTTTGACCAACGTATTATGGATTTCTTGGTTAATGAATTTAAGAAAGACTCGGGCGTTGATCTTAAGAAGGACATGCTGGCGCTTCAGCGTTTGAAAGAAGCTGCTGAAAAAGCCAAGATTGAACTTTCAAGTTCTGCACAAACAGATGTTAACTTGCCTTATATCACAGCAGATGCAAGCGGTCCGAAACATATGAATGTTAAGATCACCCGTGCTAAATTAGAACAACTTGTTGAAGAACTAATTCAGCGTAGTGTTGCACCTTGTAAAACTGCTATGGCAGATGCAGGCGTTACTGCCAGTGATATCGATGAAGTTATCCTCGTTGGTGGTATGACACGTATGCCCAAAGTTGTTGAAACAGTTGAAAAATTGTTTGGCAAAGCACCACGTAAAGATGTTAACCCAGACGAAGCAGTGGCCGCAGGTGCAGCTATCCAAGGTGATGTTCTAGGTGGTGGACGTAATGACGTTTTATTGCTAGACGTTACTCCGTTGAGTCTTGGTATTGAAACACAGGGTGGCGTAATGGCCAAGTTGATTCAAAAGAATACAACTATCCCTACTAAGGCCTCACAAACGTTTTCAACTGCTGACGACAATCAGCCAGCTGTTACTATCAAAGCATTCCAAGGCGAGCGCGAGTTTGTACAACATAACAAATTGTTAGGTGAATTTAATCTAGAAGGAATTCCACCTGCACGTCGGGGAATTCCTCAAATTGAAATTACATTTGATATTGACGCAAATGGTATCATGCACGTAAGTGCCAAAGATAAAAATACTGGTAAAGAAAACAAAATCACCATTAAATCTAACAGTGGTTTGAGTGAATCGGAAATCCAAGATATGATCAAAGATGCTGAACTCAATGCAGAAGCAGATAAAACGCAACGTGCGTTAGTTGATGCTCGAAATACTGCCGAATCTACTGTTCACGGATTTAAAGATGATATTGAAAAATACGGCGATAAAGTTCCACCTGAAGAAAAGACCAAGGTTGAAGATGCAATCAAAGGTATCAACGATGCTGTCAAGGGGGACGATGTTGAAGCAATACAAAAAAGTATTTCAACTCTTTACGAATGCATGGGTTCTATTACTGCTGCAAAACTTAAAGCAGAAGAGGAAGAAAAAACCGCATCTGGCGAGTCTGAGAAACCCGCAGATGATAATATAGTTGATGTAGATTTTAAAGAAACAACTGAGCAAGCTAAAAAGGCTGCTTAATAAATAATATCGTGGGATACCTATTAAGGGTCCCACTTTAGGGCATAGTGCCCAATGTTGTCACTTACTTTTAAAGGAGAAAATTATGACACAATTAGTACGTTTTGATACCAACGCTCTAAACAGAGCACTCTTAGGATTTGATTCAATGTTTGACGATTTTGAACATCGTTTTGCAAATCAACTCAAAGACAATTACCCACCTTACAATATTGTTAAACACGACGATGCCTCTTACGAGATTGAAATCGCTGTTACAGGTTTTGCTAAGGATGAAGTCACAGTTGAGATTGATCAGAATCAACTCATTGTTAAGGGTGTTCGAGACAAGAGCAATGATATAACTGCTGAGTTTTTACATCGTGGACTTTCATTCCGCGATTTCACACGTAGCTGGACATTAGCTGAACACATGGAAGTTGGCGAGGGTAAGATTAAGAATGGCGTGCTTACAATTGAATTAAAGCGTATTGTTCCCGATGCATTAAAACCTCGTGTATTAAAAATTAAAGCTGAGTAAACCCCCGGGGGCATTTGCCCCCACTAAATTAAATAAAATTATGACCACTGATACAATCATTGAAAAAAAGTCTAAAACTACAAATGTAAAAGAACCTGGAAAATTTAATGTTATTGTTTGTAATGATAATTCCACCCCCATGGAATTTGTTATTGCAATGTTAATTTTAATATTTAGGCATAATGAAAGCACAGCAATGGAATTAACTTTAAAAATTCATAATGAAGAAAGTGCAATTGTTGGCACATATACTCATGAGGTTGCAGAGCAAAAACAATTAGATGGAACCAATTTAGCAAGGCTGCACGGTTGGCCTTTGATAATTAAGATAACCGCAGAATGAGAAAATATTATGAGCTTAAAAGAATTAACCGCTGAAAAACATCAACAAGCGGAAGATACCCCTTTTATGAAGGCAGTGTTTGCAAAAACCCTGCCTTTTGATTTATGGGTAGATTTCACTTACCAAAAACAACTATGGTATAACGAGATCGAACATGCTGCTCGTCAAGCAGGATTGTTAGATGCATTACCGGGGTTTGAACGTGCAGGATTAATCATGGACGACTACAAAGCTATGGATAAACCTATAGGAAGTTTTAATACATATAAATCAATAACTAAAGATTATGCTAGTTATATAAGGTCGTTAGATGATCCTAAACGTATTATGGCACATCTTTATACATGGCACATGGGAGATCTACATGGCGGCCAAATGATTAAAAAAATTGTGCAAGCACCTCACTCACATTTAGAGTTTGAAGATCGTGCTGAGTTAATTAAAACTGTACGTACTATGCTTTCAGACGATATGGCTGTTGAAGCCAACATAGCCTTTGAATGGGCAATTAAAATAATGGAATCATATGACAGCAGTTTGGGACAAAATTGAAGAATTAGCCAAGAAGTTTGAAGATCGATTCAATGCTACCGGTGAACCGATAACTGGTAATTTAGATTACGAGTGGCATAATCAACTTTGGGCAAGTCCTCGATATCGTAGAGCACATATAGAAATTGTAGACAATAGAGAAAGTCACAATATATACATTCTACATTGTACGGTGTTTCCACATTTCAACGACTCTAGTCCTATTTTTGGGTTTGATGCTGTATGCGGTCCAAACAAAATTACAGGTGCATTCTGTGATTATAGTTCAGCAGGCGATCCTAGTCATCCTATGATGCATTGGTTCGCTAATGAAACACTATATTACAACTGGCAACGACCTAGAAACCTTCCTGAGTGGGCAAGTAGTATATTCAGTCCTGCCATGGTTGCCGCAGGTAATGTAAGAATAGGTGAAGAATTAGATAACTTATGCGAATTAGCCACTAGAACATTAGATTATTACCTAAAACATGTGGGAAACACACAGCAAGATCTAGCAGATTATCACATGGCACAGAATCGGTATTGTCATTATCAAAAGCAGAATCCTCACGTAATTAAAAGTATGGTTGCTATGGGTGTAGAAGAATCTAAAATGAAAAAATTTGTTAGCGAAATTCTGTTTCCAGAAGTGGTATAAATACTTGTTATGAGAGCAAGAGAATTTTTACCAGAAACATATTTGACCAATAAGGAAATGTTCAAGTACAAGGACCATCCTAACAGAGATAGAGTTCCTATTTTCTTAGATAAAATAATAATGCAGACACCTTTTACAATTAAAACAGCAGCGGGCGAAGAAAAAGTTATATTTGATCCCACCCAATACGACGAAATTGCTCAAAATTTGGAACAAAACAACACCAATTTCCAATTAAAAACAATAGAAGAGCCACCAAGGTTTATTTCATTTGGTAAAATTAAAAAAACAAAAGAGTTTGGCGGAGAAGGTTCATTCTCTCGAGAAAGAAAAGAACAAGCTCAAATTGCCGGGTTATCTGAAGAATTAGAAAAATTAAAAGCAGGTCAACCTTTTATTAAATTAATAGTCGGCAAGGGATCAATAGTTAATGCAGCAAGATTTGAAAAAACGCCTGGAAGGGTAAAAAGCGATATGACGGTCGTTAATGAAAATAATGAGCCGGTTGCATATGTCAGTCTAAAAGCAGATAATTTTAAAAAGTGGGGTGGTTTTACACATTTAGTCGGATCATATCCAACTATAAAAGCATGGGTCGATAAGATAAAAGAAATTACAGGAGGAGAATTAGGTCCACGAGAATCATTTGGACTTCACCTCAACAACAATGAAATTAAAAATAAAATTGTTTTTGGAAAAGATTTTGGACAAGATGTTGGAGTTTCTAATGTTAATTGCGTTCTAGTAGGTAAAGTTTCTATAGCTCCAGCAGGTTCGGGTGTGTTTAAATTAAATGGTGACACTGTGTATGATAATGGTGTTACTCCTACTGGTATATACGAACCCTATCTTACAGTTAGGTACATGACAGGTAGACCGGATCTAGGTCTTAAGAATGCTAGAGCAGAAACTAATACAAAGAACGAAACTAGAAAAGTCAAATGGCTAGATGACCTTACACTATCTCCACCCGAAGCACCACCCGCACCACCCGTTACTACAGCAACAACAACAACAACACAATCAGTACCCGGAGCAGCACCAGTACAAGATACAAGTACACCGGGAATTCGTAATCAAGATCGAACCATGCAGGGATCTAAAGAATTAATGGGCCCTGAATCTATTATTAAAATTTAACAAAACATTATGAAACCTACTATTGCCTTGTTCATGCACTGACCAATATGTAGCATACAGATATCCCGCTTGCTATTAAAGAAAATTAATCCCTAGAAACTTCCCCAATAAATACAGTTAGGAGAACAACAATGGAATTTATTCTTACATATGTTATTATAGGATTTTGTACAGTATTTGGCTGGAATGCTGGTCAAAAAGTTTGGGACAAATATATTGAACCCGAAATTAATATAGAACAACCGGCAATACAACATGACACAACAAGATCAAAATAAAAAAACATGGTTTGATTGGTATGAAATAATCGTCGACCATATATTAAGAATATTATGGCTAATAATATTGATCATGTGGATTAATTCAGAACATACAATATTCAAATGAAGCCTACTATTGCCCTGCTTAAAGATTATTCTTCCAAAGAAGCAGAAGAATGCTGCGATGGTGTGGTTAAAGTGCTTTCACCATACTACAATATTAAAATGTTTAGTCACGCACAATGCAATTCTAGTACATTTAAGAATGTAGACATGGTTGCATTGCCTGGTGGTGTGGGAGAAGCCGACGACTATGATGGATATTTTCTAAGAAAATCCGCAAACGCAATGGCAGACTATGTTAGTAATGGCGGCCGTTATCTGGGAATATGCATTGGTGCATACTGGGCCGGAAAACACTTCTTTGACATATTAGACGGTGTAGATGCTGTGCAATACATTAAACGCCCCACTGCTGATATCAGACGTAGTTATAATACAGTTGCATCGGTCATATGGAATAATACGCCTCAGAAAATGTTCTTCCGCGATGGATGTGCTTTTGTAGGTGATGCTAAAAAATTCACCACCATTGCTTCATATGCAAACGGTGACCCAATGGCCATAATACAGAATAGAATTGGACTTATGGGAGCATGTCCCGACAGTTTAGAATCTTGGTATGCAACGCCGTACTTAAAGCGGCATTGGCATCACGGCCAACATCATACCCTACTGCTGGACTTTGTTAATAATTTAATGTCACGTTGATATTGTTAATCGTACATAATTTGGCTAGAAAATCTTGTTTTAACTCAAAACGGTATAAATAGTTTTCAAGGAGGGGCAACCTATGAAACAACGAAAATTAATTTCTGAGTTGTATAAGGCATGCTTCGACCACGATGCCGAGAAACAGCTTGAACTTCGTAAGAAAGAATTCGCCAAAATCTTGAAACACAAGGCCGAAGGCAAACCATTCACACACAAGTGGACCATAGTTCAGATTTAACACAGAGATGAAAGCCCCGCAAGGGGCTTTTTCACGGCGAGCAAGGGCCTGTTACAAATCCACCGGGGGTATCCGGTTTACATGTAGTGGGCAGTGGTGTACACGGTCCAACTACAAATCCATTGGTACAGTAATTGATCACAGGTTGTGTTACAATGCTGGGTCCAATTACTACGGGCGGAGTTAATGTAACAACAGGACCTGCGATAGGACCAATCACAAAAGGCAACTGGGCTACAGGACCCGGTCCAACTACTGGCACACTGGGAACTGGCACAGTACAGGGTGTAGGCCCAACAACAGGTCCAGCTACAAACTGAGGCGCACAGGGTGTTTGCGGTTGTGGTCCTGTAACAAACGGTACAGGCCCAGCAACAAACGGGCCAGACGGTGATCCATCAGGATTTGGACCAGTTACAAACGGTGGAGGCATTTGAGCAAGTGTCTCCACCGATAATTTTATCACTGGGATTGGTTCTCTGACCGGTCCAGCAACAAATCCACTAATAGTGGCCATGCCGGGAGTTAGTTGAATAAATGTTGGTAGATCAGTGGTTGTTTCCACTGATGATTTCACTGCTTGTGGTGTTGATACGTCTGTTGAAGTACCTCCACCGCCACAGGCTGTTAATGCTGTCAATAAAAATAGCGATACAATTTTTTTCATGTTAAGTTTCCTTGAATTAATGAAATCCTGCAAGTCTCAAAGATATTTATCAGCAGTAGTGTTAAGTGTAGATATTTATGATCTTTGTATTTGCAATTTATATTTGTAACACAGTTGTAATATTCTGGTAAACATTTTACAATAAATATCTGTATGTCAAATAAACTCAAAACTTATAGAACAATATGTGTGAGTGATGTACATTTAGGAACAAGAGATTGCAAGGCGGAGCAACTTGATAATTTTTTGAAGCATAACTCTTGTGAGACTTTGTACCTGGTCGGCGACATCATCGATGCCTGGCGCATACAGCAGAACAAATGGCGATGGAAACAAAGTCACACCAATGTTGTTCGTAGGGTCTTAGGTCATGCCAAACGTGGCACCAGAGTAGTATACATTGCAGGTAATCACGACGAATTTTTAAGACCAATGATTCCGTATGGTTTCAGTTTTGGTCTAGTAGAAATACACAATCAAATAGAGCATATAGGTGCCGATGGTAAGCATTATCTAGTCATTCACGGTGACTTGTTTGATGGCATCACCAGACTAGCACCCTGGATAGCATTTTTAGGAGATCGAGCATATGATATCATTTTATCGCTTAATAGTAGGTTCAATTGGATACGCCATCGCTTTGGTTTTGGGTACTTTAGTCTTAGCCAGTATCTTAAAGGACGAGTAAAAAAAGCTGTGGATTTTATATTCCACTTTGAACGGAATCTGGCAGCGTATTGTAAGAAACGCGGATATGATGGTATTATATGTGGCCATATACACTTGGCCGAAATAAAACTAATAGATGGAGTTTGGTACAGTAATACCGGGGACTGGGTAGAAAGTTGTACTGCCTTGTGTGAAACACACAACGGTGATTGGATTATTATTCAGTTAGTAGGAAATCAATTTCAGCCGGTAACAGTGCGACCTGTCCATAGCGATCAAATACTAACAGGAGAACTTTGTGTCCCTTGGTTTGAGCAGAACGGATTTTCTGTTTTACGATATCAAGATCGCGACTCAAAGTAAATGGACTTTTAATCTCTACTACCAGGTTATCGTCTGCTACAAAGAAATCACAATAATATCTACGAGTTTTTTCCTGCCAGTTATACCATAGTTCTGGCATATCTTTTTTACGATATTGTATTTGATTT